TACTACACCAACTTCTAATACTTTTACCGTTACTAGTAGAACATATGGTTCATCAATAGGTGAAGATGATGGAGAAGTTGATGAGGTTGACGAGGTTGATGAGGTTGATGAGGTTGATGGGGTTGATGAGGTTGATGGGGTTGATGATGGGGGTGATGAGGTTGATGAAGGGGTTGTTGGGATAGATGAAAGTGAAGAAGATGAGGAAGATGAGGAGATTGAAGAAGGTGACACCACACCAGATGTCCCACCAACTAGTTCTCCATCAGCGCCAGCACCAGCACCACCAGCACCAGCGCCACCAGCACCAATTAATTGTGTAGGTGATTGGGGTGATTGGAGTCCTTGCAGCGCCAGTTGTGGTAATACAGGGAGAAGAAGAAGAACTTACAATATAACACAAGAAGCTAAACATGGTGGTGATATATGCCCATATTCCCAAGGTGGAACTCAGACAGAAAGATGTAATCAAATACCATGCCCAATTGATTGTGCGGGTTCATGGTCTGAATGGACTACGTGTAGTTCTGGTTCTGGGGCTTGTTGGGAGTCAGTTGGTAGTCCCAATCAAAAACCAACCATGTCAAGAGAATTCACAATTTCAAAACATTCAGCAAATGGAGGAAATGTATGCAAAGATAGCAAGGGAAATGTCCTCATAGGTGGTGAGATAGAAACAAAGGAATGTGATACATCCCCTTGTCCCATTGATTGTGAGGGTTCTTGGGGTGATTGGACTGATTGTTCCAACGCGGCTCAAGGAGACCAAAAGCGTATTTATAACATTGCCAGAAACCCACAATATGGTGGTAAATCATGTCCCAAGAATAATGGTGATCAAGAGATACAAATGTGTAATACAGACTCTGAAAGAACATCTCCATCTGGAGACAGTGTCAAAACATATACAATTCCAGGTGTAAAGGGAACAGCTGGAGTTCTTGACATACGTGCTCGTTGGTGGAAGGGTTCAGGTGTGAGAAGAACTACTGGTATCGATGTTTGGATTAATGATAAGCACATGGTTCAATGGAAGCGTAAAGAATCAAGTATGGGTTGGAGAAGAGGTGATGGTGTATTAGTTAGTGCAAAGTCTGGTGATGTGATCAAAGTCCGAGACCACGGTGATAGAACATTTAATGCGAATGTATATTGGAGATTTAAACCTGGAGAGACTGGAGGATCTTCAGATATGCAATATCCAGCGGGTCATAAGGCTTAAACAATTTAGTTATTTTTATATTAGTATGAGTATCCAAGTAATTGGCCCAGGTCTTAACTCAGGTATCGGCCAATTATGTAATAAATACGCGGAACTTTTGGGGTGTCCCTATACAATCATGGGTCATCACCCAATCAAACCTTCTGACAATATATTTATTTTTGCTCTCCCAGTGCCCCATTGGTTAAATGTTATTCCAAGGTTGCGACAGATTTGTAAAAATATGGTATGTATGTCAATTTGTGAAACAGAAACAGTGCACCCAGATTATGGTAAATTATTTAAACTTTTTGATAAAGTTGCTGTTGCAAGTGAATTCTGTAAGCAAGTTTTTTCAAGACAATTCCCAGACACCGAATTTTTCTTGATACATGCACATGTTACAATTAGACCGTTTCCACCTATTATAAAGGAAAACAAACCATATATATTTTATCATATTGGTAATGTTGCGGATCAGAGAAAACAATTTAACAAGATATTGGAAGCATTTGTTCGGATGAATAATCCAGATACACACTTGTTAGTAAAAGCAACATGTAACCAACCAATTCAGATAAATATCCCAAGGGTCACTGTAATTAATCAATTATTGTCTGACGAAGATATGGATAAAATTCATGCCGAGGGTGATTGTTATGTTGCATTTAGTCATTCCGAAGGTATTGGCATGGGAGCTGTAGAAGCAGCACTCCACAATAAACCAGTTATTTTACCAGAATATGGTGCAGCTGGTGAATACATTAACAGTGATTACACTATTAAATGTGGAATGACAACTCTTCCAAGTGATGATTTCTTGTTTCAAAAAGGTATGGAGTGGGGAGACCCAGACTTTTCCCAACTTCAAGAATTTATGCAAGATGCGTATGATAAACGATTGCGTCATATGGATCATAGCCATACGAAGGAATTGTTGAATCCAGATAAGATTAAGGAGCAATTTAGGCTTGCCTTTTCATAAAATAGTCAGTGAGAAAAACGATGAGACCAATTAAAATTGTTCCAGTCATCATGTATTCCCTCTGAACAATTGACATCTTGACAAGGTCATCTATTGGTTTTACATTAGTTGGTTTTTTTATAACCATGGGGGCGGCATATGTTATGGCGATGAACAATGCCATGGCAATTATAGATGATTGTAGTTTCATTTAATATATATATTATAAAAATAAATTTATCTTCTAACAATTTGTGTTTGTCTAGAATTTCTTTTGTTTTCGCATTCACTCGTGCTTTTTCTCATCCGTTCCAAGGCTCTTTGGAGTTTTTCGTTTTCTCCCAAAGCAGGAGCACCCACTGGTTTCCCTTGGGGTGGATGAAACTTCTTCACCTTCGTCCTCGTGTTCCCAGATTGCTCCTTCACAACTTCCCAACGAAGGGGTTCCTTCAGCCATGTCGTAGAGTTCATTTCTAATTCTGATGTGCTCCAACCACAAAGCCCAGAAACTTAGGTATTGAAAAAACACATATGCAAATAAAAACTTATGACCTGGGAACATCATTTAAATATGTAACGGTTTGTTTCTTTAATTGTTTCCCGCAATTGATGACAAATATAAATCAATTTCGCCTTGGAGAGCTGGTATTTTCTGAACAACTTTTTTAGTCACTTCTTCTTGAACTTTCATGATATGTTCAATAAAAAGTGGAACATCTATACCTGCCACCCTGTTTATTTGTCGATGAGAAGCAATACTTGTTAAAAATTCAAGATGAGCCATAGAATAATTTGCGTGCATAACAGCAATAAGTGGGGCATCACTTTGTTGTGCCATGGTTGCATATTTTGCTGTCTGTTTGACAAGTTTCTCAATGACAGATGGCTGACTACTTCTCATAATCATAAGAATCAACACAAGGATGATAATAATTTGCCAAAGCATTCTGTAATAAAGAAATAAAATAATACTATTATATGTCATTCAGATGGGAAAGACGATGCTTTCAGTGCGGTCGCCCTGTTGATGTATATTTTGATGATAATGGGTGTCTTCATACAATGATAAAAAGCATGGCATTTTTTATAAAAAATCCAATTGATTTGGATTACAATGCATCAATGTTGAAATTTTACGGAATGAAAGTAAAAAGAGTTTGTTTGGGATGTTTTCAAAATAAATTACATTTCAACCCTAATGTTATGAGAGAAAGGGAAACAGGTATGAAACCAAAAAGGCAAATATTACCCAAAATATACACTCGGACAACAGAACAGATATGTCGTTGGAACCTAAGGTTAGATAAATATTTAAAGAATAGTGTATAATAGATTGTAATGATTACTCAGTCTCAACAATTATTGTTAAATTCTCTCAATAAATTTTACAGTGTTTCTAATAACGCGGACAAATTGCTAGATGTTATACACCACAGAAAGGGAGTGTCCTTGAGGAACATTGAGTGGTTTATAACGAACTACGCTAAATCAAATCAGACAAGGTATAAAACGAGAGATGGTAAAGACTTTCCTGTTCATATCCAATACAAGGCGTCCTTGGATGGATACAGCAAACGCGCATTTGACCCATTTTGCCGAACCGAGAGGATTGATTTCAATCTACCTGGGAAGGAAATAATTTCTACAACTGTTAGTCAATTGAACTTTCTCAGATGGTGTATAGTCAATGATATAATCAGTTATATCGAAGATAATAAACACATCCTTAAGAAGTAGGGAATTGTGGTAAAAAATTAGGCCTCATAGCCGTATCTTGTTGTGTCTTTTGACATGCGGGACAATCATGTTTAAATATAGGTGGGAATGAGTGATTATGTTGCACATCTGAAACAATCTGTATAGGTTCCACAGATTTTTTCTGATGAATATGAGTTAAACAATACCCATCTGTCTTGGATCTCCTAGAGCACCTCTTTCCACCTTTTAGAAGACCTTGGCATCTATCATCTCCCTCTGTCGACCCGTTGGCATATCCCTAAGGAGAATTCGTAAGGGAATTCCATGAACTGCTGATATCTTTTCAGCATACTTGGTAAGTCTATGGGTCATGCGTCTCTCAACCTCCCCATCGACAAGTCTTTCAAGCTCATCAAATACTGTCATGTCTTACTATTCATTAGCTCCCATTTTTTAAATATGTCTAACACGCTCGGTTGGTTTTTATCTGGAACTAACTTCTTCCTCCCCCTAACCTTCTTAACAATCAAATCTCCAAATATATCTTCCTTTGGGTTCTCAACCAGAGGGCTCTATAAGGTCACAAATTGGATTCAAATATTTTTTATCAAAATAGTACCGATAGTCAATGGGTAAATTATGTTCTTTAACCCAAACTGGATCTTCTGATTTCTCATAACCCTTGGCACGGGGGTCCCCTGTATCAACCAATAAATACGGAATTCTATCTCCAGATTGTGGTTCTGAACCAGGGCGACGCTCCCTCATCTTATCCCTAACCGCAACATGTGGTAAATTGTTGTTTTTGTATTTATCACCCAGTTGTTGGGACAATAAAAGTTTTTCATTCTCAACAGAACCATCTAAAAGTTCAACTGCCCTCTGATGCGCTAAAGCTTTAGCTGGCTCTGGGTCGCTCGTGGACAACAATACATCCAACAACTCTTTACATACTTCCCTAACATATGGTGTATTATCACGGCGCACAACTTGAAGACCCTTGATGTCAATGTAATCCATATTCATTTTATCGTCCTTGCCCCTAGTCCATAGTTTAGCCGCATAACGCTTCTTTGAATAAAGGAAGTAAGGACAATACACTTTCTCAAGTTCAAGGTTATTTGGGGCTTTGAATAATTTTGTGCATTCATTCGCAGCTCTCTCACCCAACTCCCAACTGTATGCAATCGCATCTTCACCAGTTCTATCACCCACATCAAACTCAACCATTACAGAATCTGTGTTATGAACCACAATCTCACCAGGGCCAACATGAAAATGATGAGACTTTGTAGTTAGGTCATATACATACTGCTCAGTTTCACCCAAATATTCAATAGATTTAATCGTTTTTGCGTTGTTTTTATTGTTTCCAAACTCAATACAATAACGACCATTTTTGTAATAAAAAATCATTGGGTGTTTGGAACGGCGACACAATAAATACATTTCGGCACACTTGACCTTTGAATCAAATTCAAAATAGATATTCTCTGAAAAAAAACCAAAAATAAAATGATCCACATATTCATCTGGACCGTTCAAAATCATTGAAGACACATGGTCTATCTCACCCCGTGCATAGTATTTACCCATCATTTCAATTGACTTTATGTCTAAATCAACTGATGTATTTGGATACTTAATCTTTGAACTATCTGCATGAAGTAGCTCAGAACCAATATTCAAATCAATTGGTTTAATTATAGTAGCATGTTTATCCAAAAGACTATGATCTTCTGTAACATCAACAATACCCAAACCAGTTGAGACGCGATACATCTTCTTTGTGGTTTTGTGTCTAATTGCCCGTTCAATAGGTGTCCAACCTTTTTCAGTCCATACATCTAAACCTTCTGTCGTACCATATTCCTTGTCCCCATATGTAAAATACTTTGAACAAAGTTTCTGAATTTCAACACAAGAAATGATTCCATTTTTGCGGATTACAATAGGAGTATCTCCTGAGACTGAATCACCATACCGAACTTTTGAACCAGGGAAGTTCTTTTCTACATAGTTCTTAGTCATATCAATCATAGACCTTCCCATAAGGGTGACTGAAGAAGCAATTGGCACACATGGGAGCATACCACGACCAGCTCCTGTGAAACCATAGACACTATTCATACTTACTTTATACGCGAGTTGTTTTCCGTTGTAGACCTCTTTCATGTGCCCTGAGGCTGCTGCCATATCTCGCTTTGCTTGTTTCCTGAACATCTTCAGCTCCTTAAGAATACTCGGAAGAAGGGAATCAACATTCTGAGCAAATTTATATGTAATGTCGCCAACTTTAAAAGACTCATACTCTACTCCTGTAATGTTCTCATATTTTGGATCCATCACCAATGACGAATAACATAGGTTATGAGCCATCATAATACTAGGGTATAGACCTTCAAAGTCTAGGGCAGTGATAGGACGATAATAAGCTCCTTTATGGGCTTCCAAAACTGTTGCACCCACATATGACGCTTCTGGTTCTTGTCCGTGTCTTATAACTGGGATAATAAAACCTAGTTCCTTGGCTTTTTTAGCAAGCTGTGAAAATACTTTGATTTGCTGACCTCTTTCTGATAGGTAATCAATAGGAACCCAAGTTGCCTTAGCCATCTCTAACAAGTTTGTGAGAATACAAAGTTTTTTGTCAAGTTTGATTGGTAAAAGGGTATCTTGAATACAGTATTCAGCAACTTCTCGTAACTTAACTGGGTCTTCCTCAACAAAACGAGCAAACATCTCTTTTGCTGGCATATCAATCTTTTCCTCACCATTAAGGTAAAGCTTGGATACAGAGTTAAGTTTATAAGAATCAAGTTTGTATCCCTTTTTGACCTCAAAAAACATATCAAAAATAAATCTACCTGGCATTTTGAGGAGTTTTAATTCGTTGTGACCCAGTGCACTTGATGATAGATTTTTTTCTACAATCTTACTGTGATGATCTTTCAGTTTACCTAAATTGAAGAAACTACGGGGGCACCCACATACAACACCCCTAGTATAAATGTAGTTCATATCAAAACCAAATAAGTTCCACCCCGTTATTGTATCCACATCATGGCGAAGTAAAAACTCTCTAAAACCAATTAACAATTCCTTTTCAGTATTGTAATTGATAATATGAGAACCTTCTAAGTTTGTATCAGTGTTCTTGTAACATAAACAAGTCTTGTTGTATGGCTCAGTTTCCCCATATTTAATGAGTGAAATGGCTATTTGAAAAACACAGTCACCCTCTATATCTGGGTCGGGGAATTTACCTGTGGAACTATTACATTCAATATCCAGGGAAGCATATACGAAAGGTGCTACATCGTCTTTGTCTACACCCTTGAGTTTCTTCCAATCGGTACAAAATAAATCAATATCTGTGTGTGCGTATCCACCTTGAATACACGATTGAGAAGCATCAATCCAACCAGTTGATTTTATACCAGTTAAGTGCATAAACCTAAGCATTGGCTCTAGATTTGATTCATACACTTTTCTTGGTCTGAATTCATCAGGAAGAGCTCTTCTTAAAATACTATTGACATACTTACAAGATTTGAGAGATTTGAAAAAGAGTTTAATGAAAGTAGATTTTTTGCCGTTTTGAAAACCCCAAACATCTGTGGCTTGGGACATAGCAAATCTTTCCAGACACCCAGGACATATCTTTTTCAATTTATTAAACAAAACTTGAGCTCCATTTCTCCCCTCGTTTTCTTTGAGTTTGACATAGAAAAATGGTTCAAATTTTGTGGATACACATACAGACGCTCCATCTTCTGTTCTACCAAAGATGCTTATAATATGAACATCATCTTCATCCCTAGCTTCCCAGGTAAGCGCCTGAAATGTCACCATTCTTAATATAAGCTGGATTGAAATTTTTAAGCGAAAATAAAATGTAAAGAATTAATAAATGTCAGCCTTAATAAGCCTCGTTTCCAAGGGGGTCCAGGATGCCTATATAACAGGGGACCCCCAAGTGTCATTTTTTAGACAAAACTATAAACGCCATACAAATTTTTCTCTCAAGCCAGAGCGTATTGATTACATCGGTTCTTTCACAGGGAATTCAGAAGTGACAATTCCAATCAAGTCCAAGGGTGATTTGTTGACTTACATTTGGATTGAAGCCGATTCCATTGCTTCAGCTGAAGAAAACAGCAATGGTTTCTTTAGTTCTAACACAACACCAACTGAATTTACTTTGATGATCGGAGGTCAACCAGTTGTCACCATGGATTCCTTGTATGTTCAAGGTGTTCACAATGTTTTGTACAATGAAACCCAGGCTCAATCTTCCATGACTGTGACAGCCAACAAGGTTTCAGAAAACGCAAAAAGTAGCGGTGGTAATGGAGACAGCTATGTGATTCCATTCTTTTTCTCCCAAGACTGGACTAAGGCTCTTCCATTGGCTGCCCTACAGTTTCACGAAGTTGAAGTCCGAGTTAAGTGTCGTCCAGGACTTCTAGTTGGTTCTACACCAAAGGTGTATGCCATGTATGCTTACTTGGATACAGATGAACGCAAGTTCCTCACAGAACAACCACATGAAATTCTTATTACCCAAGTTCAACAACAACCAGTGAGTTCAAACCTAGACACAGAATTTGACTTGACTTACTTCAATCACCCAGTGAAGGCTGTCCACTATGTGTCTGGTAAACAAGATGATTACTCCTCATCTTGGGACACTGCTTTCACCTTCAATGATTCTTCTCTCTACATCAACGGTACAGCTCTATTTGAAGGAACCACACCAGAATACCACCACACAGTTGTTCCAAAGATGCACTGCCAATCTCTTCCAGCGGACTGCCTACAATCCGCACCAGTTTTCACATGGCCTTTCTGTCTCAACCTCGCCAAATCCCAACCAACAGGTTCAATTAACTTCTCTCGTCTCGATACAGCCAAATTGACATTCTCACAACCACAATATGGTTCCACAATTAACAACAGAGTATACGCTGTCAACTACAATATTTTACGCATAAAGAACGGTATGGCTGGCGTTGCCTTCTCAAATTAATCACTAAATTAGGGTTTAGATTTAACAACACTTTTTAATGAAAATCATCATTCTCATTAAAAAATGTATGTATCAATAAATGGTGTGTCGGTGCTGCGCTAAAGATATTGTTCGTGATGCAGACGAGAAATATGCTACCCAACCTGGGATAATTAAACAGAAATGGGTTCCATCAAAAACAATTAAGTTATATAACAAAAGTAAGTATTTTGTTGAATTAGATATTAAGGATAGAAGAGGAACTTTTCTTCGTAGTATGAACTTGGGCGCGATGAATGCAAATGCTGGATTAGAATTTGAAAATGGAGATCACGAAGATGTTCAAACTGTTAAAATATTACCTGGTATGGTGAAAAAAATTAGAGTTGGAACTTGGTCGTATATGATTACAGCTTATATGAATGGAAAGTTATTGTTTAAAAATCGTGTATATAGCACACGATACTATCCATGTTTTTTTGATAGACACTACGGGGAAGCAGATAATAAAAGTGTTAGAGAAGTTCCACAAGAACACCTTATTGAACCACCAACTCCTCCACCAGAAATCAAACAAAGGAAGTGGTACTTTTTATTTTTATTATAGAGAACTTAAAAATGAGAATCAAATAATTTGTAATGAACATAGTTTGTAAAACTCCACAAACTTATAGTTCCCTAAAAAAAAGAATTAGGAAAAATACTATTCAATATGGGTGTGCACTCACAACGGGATACTTTGTGTGTAAAGGAGCAGAAGAAGGAGTTTCGGCCATGCTCGGAACCATTTCATCCGTGGTTTATTTAAGTTCATTAACAAAAAGAGTAGATAATATTGAAACATCTTCACCATTTCCAAATGAATTACTTGTTCCAGTGGGAACTTTCATGTTTGAAGCTATTTGGAATAATGCTCCATTTGCGCTTGATTTTGATTACACCGCAACACTTCTCGGGTTTCTAGTCTATAAGGGTGCTTTACTCAACTTACTCTATGATATTGTCGTAGAAATGCTGCAGCCAGAAGATGAAATTAAAAATAACAGCATAGAATTAGAGAGGGAAAATGAGTCTTGATATAATAATGGGTAATATGTTTTCGGGTAAAACATCCGAACTCATAAGACAACTAAAAAGATATAAAATAATTGGTTCTAAAATATTAGTCATTAATTCTTCACAAGATACAAGGTCAAATGAAGAAGTTTTAAAAACACATGATAATGTCACATTTAAATGCTTGAAAACAAATTCATTATTATCAATCCTCAACGAACCCCTCTTTCACGAAGCAGAGGTTATTGCAATTGATGAAGCACAATTCTTTGTCAATCTCAAAGCATTTGCAGAAGAATGTCTTCTCCAAAACAAAAATGTTTTAATGGCTGGTCTAGATGGTGATTACAAACAAAGAAAATTTGGAGAAATGCTTGATTGCATACCAATGGCTGACACGGTGAAAAAACTCAAAGCACTTTGCACTAAGTGCAACAATGGAACCCTAGGTCCATTTACTGTGAGGATAGTTTCAAACCAAGATCTCATACTTGTGGGTGACACAGACATGTATACAGCCAGGTGTAGAAAACATTTGGAGGCTTAAAGGTTTAACGAAATTAATGTATGAGAGTGACTCACTAAGCACACTGGTGGTCAATGACCTCGCGGGTTCGAATCCCGTCCCTGATAACCACTATATAAATCAGGGTGTCTGAGCCTGGTTTAAAGAGCCAGTTTTAAGCGTAACTCTACTTAAGTTTTAAATAATTATCCTTTATTTAAAAATTAAGATTGAGTATAAACAAATGTTGAACTGGTTATTAGATTTATTGAGAATTCCAACTTGGGATGAACTTTGTCGTCGTTATGAAATCATTGAAAGTTAAAAGCAAGGGAGTAAGAATAATATAAGTTATGGATATATGGAGATATGTTAGACATCCTGATAACAGTTTGGCATTGGCACATGTTTATGATGAGAATGTTGAAATAGTTGTTCCAATCTTACCCAGACCCGACCCAGAAGCAGATGAATTATTTTTTAAACCAAGAGCTTGGCGATGGTTAGCTAGATTAACACTTGTACACTTTTTTGCGTTATTGGGGTGTGCTCATTTCGTCCATTTACCACTTATAGCATTTGCTCACATGATACTATCCCTAGCAGTTGGAATGACACTAAATGGACAATATACACCCGTGGTTTTTTTCATTAATTATATGTATTCTTGGTCTGTGTTAAGTTATGGAATTGTGTTCGGAGAAATATATTCCCTCGTTGTTTCATTAATATATATAATTGTATATTCAATAGCTGCTGGGTTTTTTATAAATTAATGTTGTAATATTATATGAATGATAGAAAAGCATTGTTTAAAAAAGCTATGATGAATTTTCAAAACGGTGAAAAAAGAATTAAAAAATTTATTACATCATATTCTACAAAAAAAGGTGTCACATTATCAAAAAATAATTTTAATAATATTTTAATGGCAACAAATAAGTTTCCAAATTTAATGGAAAAAAAGAGACATGTTATAAAAATGTTTTTGAATAAAAAAAGAACACATACATCTGAAAGTATAAAAGCAAGAAAAGAATCACCCAAGAAAAGAAAAAGAACATCTTTTACACCAGAAAAAAGTTGGATTGCTAGGTCTCTCCAAAATTAATTGTTGTAATAAAATAGGTATGAGAGTTAAACTCATAAAAAGCCCAAATTCCAGAAAGAAATATCGTGTGATTTTTGAAGACGGGGATACAGTTGATTTTGGTGCTAGGGGATACAGTGATTTCACCCTCCACAAAAATCCCCTCAGAATGCGTTCATATCTCATCAGACATGGCGCCTCACCATACATCTCAGCGTCCCTCAAAAAAGAAAAGAACCCAAAGCGTGTTTTAAATGGTTTATTGAATGTTTCCAATTCACATCTTGAAAATTGGAAGCCTTCAGGAATAAAAACTGCAGGGTTTTGGTCTCGTTGGCTCATTTGGAGTGTTCCATCTATGAATGGTGCCAAAAAGTTAATGAGTAAAAAGTTCAATATCACTTTTTATTAAAAATATTTTCCAACCAACTTGGTATTTCATTGGTTTTAGTTCCACTTCTAACACGAATGTATTTATGCACAAATGGTTTTTTTACACTTTCAGATTCGCGCACTGGAGAACTATTTATATTTGCAGGTCCTGGTGTTTTTTGTCTTATAGAACGACCAGTGCTTCTAGTTGGGGACAATGGTCTACCCATAGGTGGGAATTTAGCCTTTTTAGATTTCCTATGTGAAGATGATGAACCTGATAAACTAAATTTTTGTAACACTTTGGAAATTTCACTATCCTTGCTACCAGACATCTACTATTTATTTATATAATTTTTTAAGTTCCCTAAGACCTCCAATAAATTTATATTTTTTAAAAATTATTGGAACTGTATTATGTTTTGATTTTTCCGAAAGAAGACCCACTGTTTTTAAACTTTTTATAACCCTGTCTTTTCCACCAATTTTTTCAATATCAATCTTCTTAACTTTTTGATTTTTGTTTTTCAATATTTTTAATGCAGCTTTACAAAATGGACACCAAGTGTAATGATACACCAACCAAGTCATTTATAATTACGTTATATTTTTTGAAATTATAGAAGTTCTTAAATTGAGTGCTGAATTAGTAGACCTAAAACTCACATCTTTCCAAGAAATAGTTTTTGTTTTTTCAATCATTTCTTCTACATTTGTTTCAAAATATATACCATAACCTTTTTTCCCTGGAAGACTTTCAAAATCATCATATGTTTTCATATTTGCGTCACCAAAACAAGTTGAGGGAAGATATAAATGACATTTACCAATCATATTAACATTTCTTCTCGATGAAATGGTTTCACCATCTGAAATTGAAAATATTTTAATATTTTTATTATTATTGGAAACTAATTCATATTTATTATTTTTTGTATGTTTAGACCAAATCTGAAAAACTCCGTTCACTTGTGTTTTGTTTCCATCTGGAAAGTGAAACATACCACTCAACTTTTCACTATAAATTAAATTAAATCCATTAACTCTTTTTCTAGGACTACCCCTCCCATCACTTTCAAATAATTGTGGTAATATAAATGCAACATAATCGGCAAACTCAAATGAATGATTAATAAAATTAAGTGCCAAATGTCCTCTTAAACCAAATGGTGGATTTCCTATTACAATATTTTTTGTATTATTTTCAGGTTTCCATGTTAAAAAATCCTTTTTTAAAACTCCTTCACATCTTGGCTCTACGTCTATCCCAATTTTGTTTTTTGGTAATAACTTGTAAAAACTACCATCTCCCGCAGAAGGTTCTATAAATGAGTACTGATTTATATCAATACCAGTTTCATTTATAAATATATCTATACAATTCTTAGCCATATCTTGTGGTGTAAAAAATTGGTCTTTTGATTTGAATGAATATTGAGAATAATCTATTTCTTTCCCAAGTATTTTCAATAAATTGAAATCATAGTTTGATGGGACATCTTCAAGTAATAACCATCTATTTACTGTACTTGGAACTATGTTTAATATTTTAGAAATTTCATTGACAGAATGTATTTCAAGACATTCTTTCAATAAAGCATATGACATTCTTTATTATTTATATAAACAATTTCTTAATAAAAATTTTCAGTGCGATACATTTTAGCTTCATATTGATTATCTTTACCAAAGACTGAAACCAATTCACCACCATAGAGTTCATTACAACCAACATGTTGGTCATCACAATCACGACCGTTAATAACAAGGGGTAAAGACATCATAGCATTTGAACCCAAGGAACCATTGTCTGTGGCATAATACATATAACTGTCCCGACGATAAGGTGTTTCTTTTCCAAACAATGGAAGACTGTCCTTTGTTACTGGATCGTGGAGAATACCAACTTGTTGAACTTGACCTGGTTTATAATGTTTCAATGGGGGTCCACGGAACTCTGGTGTATTCCTAGTATCTGGTCTATCCTTTGTAAAACCTGGTTCAAACCTTGGTCTTGGTTCCTGAGATTGAATTGGCATTGGAACTAATTTTATAGTTTCTCTTGTAAAGTTTCTAGTCATATATATAATTGCTGACAATGCAACAACCAAAATGAAAATAAGTACAATTATGGCAAGTTGTTGTTTATCACTCTTATTCATTTACGTTATATAAAGAAAATAATTGATCTTTAAGTAGGTATGAAAATATTAGGCATAGATATAGGATATCATAATTTAGCCCTAGTTCTAGCTGAATGTAGTAAAACTGATATTATTGAAATTATTGATTGTAAAAAGATTTCTTTGGGAGATTATAAATATATTAAATCTAATGACATTGTTGATTTAGTTCCATTGATGATTGATGACCATAAATTTTTTTTCCAAGAGGCGGAACAAATTGTTATAGAAAGACAACCACCTGGTGGTTTTACTAATGTTGAGTGTCTTATTAATTATATTACTCGTCCCAAATCATTATTGGTTTCACCTAATGCAATGCATGCGTATTTTGGGTTGGGACATCTAAGTTATGAAAATAGAAAAGAGTACACAGAAAAAATTGCATATCCATATTTGAAAGATAATTATTATTACAATAAATTAGACAGAAAGCATGATATAGCAGATGCAATTTGTCTCATTTTGTTTCAAAATAATAAAAATACAATGGAATTCAAAAGAAATGAATTAGTTGAAAGATCAGTTTTCAGTGAATTCCTTTACACTAAACCGACCCAATCTCCACTGAGTGAACAACCACAAAAGGAAAAATATAGTTTTAATTAAATCCTTTGATTTGTTATCATCAATTTTGTAAATTGGACTAATTATTTGCGAAGTAAAAGTTTGTGAAGGTTCTTTTCCAAATATTTTAGCTTCCAATTGTGTTAAAGCACAAGTATCATCATTCATCATCCAGTGGAAAAATATAATAACCATCAAAATTGAATATGCCCTTAATTCTCTCGCCTGTCCCACAAAGGGTATTAATATTCCTATAAGAAGTATTATTAGATGAACGAAGAAAATAATGTTCATTTAATATAACTCAGAAAAGAATGGAGCAAGAAAAAAAAGTTGCCGCCCGAACAAAGGAGTGGTACAAGGCGCAAGAAAATATATTGCGTGTTTGGGGTGAAGCTGCAGCTTGTTATAGGTTCATGAACTACAGGGCTTTCCTCATGTATAAAAAATCCTCAATGCGTTTTACGTTACCTGTTATTATTTTATCAACTATCACAGGGACGGCAAATTTCGCTCAAGAACAATTTCCCGAGAGTATTAGGCCCATGGTTCCATCTATTATAGGTGGTATGAACCTCATCGCGGGTCTCATTGCCACTATTATGCAGTTTCTGAAGATTAACGAATTGATGGAAAGTCATCGCGTTGCTTCACAATCTTATGGTAAATTGTCAAGAACCATTCGTTTGGAATTAGCTTTGCCATTGAGTGAGCGTTCCATGGATGGTCGTGACATGGTAGATTTGATGCGCGCGGAATATGACCGTTTGATAGAACAATCTCCACCAATCCCAACACCCATCTTAGATGAATTCGAGAAGGAATTCAAAAATTCCAAGATTTTCAAACCAGAGATTATGCATATCCAACCAATTGAACCATACAAAGCTATTTTGGAAACTTCCATGAAAGCTAAGGAAATATTTAGTGAAAGCAAAATGAAAGATGATATCACCCGTTCAATGGGGGGTGAGTTGAGAAAGCGGACAGGATTGAAGATGCCCCAATTGGCACCAGCTTCTAATCAGGGAAAATCGGTCAAAGAAGAATTAGAAGATTTGAAGAAAACAGGGGTTGTTTCTCTTCAAAGCAAGGTGATGCAGGACTTTAAAGCAAAGACTGAAAGAATGTCTGGAGTAGAACTTTCTGAGATTGTGACTGAAGATCCACAAGTCCCAGTTGAGGAAACATCAGTTCCTGTTGAGGATACACCATCTGAACCAGTTACTGAAGAATCCCCCAAAGAAGATTAAGAATATAGATAAGTAGAATTAATAATATAATATTGAATGCAACAAAACACGCGAGGTATGGGGCTAATTTCCTTCTTAAAGGTTTAAGAACTTTATCATTTAAAGAGTCACTCTTTAACGCCATATCTATTGCCTGATTTGTGATTTCATCCATGGATCGGTTCATTAAAATAACATCCGATAAAAAAATGCCACAAAATGCTCTGCATTCCAAGGAAAGAGAAAAGTTAGAACAATTAGTAAAGGAAAATAAAAATGTATTTGTAAGTGGAGCACCTGGTGTTGGTAAAACACATTTAATTAAAAGTGTTTTAGAAGGAACAAAGTATTTTGATTTAGATTCACATACCACTCGATTTTATTATTTATGTAGAGATGGTGTTTCACATATATTTATAGATAATTACGAAGACGATATATCTTTTAAAAAAATAGTTGATGAGGTTAGTGAGGGTCATAGGAAGACAAATGGAGCATTTATTGTGGAATCTCAGAAATTTCATTTGTTTCCAAACTTTGAAAATATTACATTAAATAAATTAAGTGTTGAGGAACTATTATCTCTTACCGATAAAACAAAAGATTATACGGATATAGCAACAAAATGCGATGGAAATATCAGAGATTTCATGACATACAAGGATTTTTTACAATATGAAAAAGATAAATTCTTTACGACAAAAGAATATATAACAGATGTTTTGTGTGGTTTACACAAGATTAACACAAGAGATGTTTTACAAGAACATGGAAATTTCTGGTCTACAATTCATGAAAATTATTTAGAATCAGATGGTTGTGTAATGAATAAGGTAATGAATTCCTTATCATTCGCGGATTCTTACGACAATTCAATATATGATGGTAATTGGGATTCGATGAAATTTTTTGTTAATGAAGTTGTTTCAATTCCTAAATTTTATTTTGGTAAGGGACTTGAAAAGGATAAAATAAGACCTGGGAGTTCCTGGTCTAAAGCGGGAAATCAAAAGATGCGAAGAAGAAAGATTGCCGAGATATTACAAAAGGGACCACCAGCTATGCATAAAGAACATTTACACGTATTGAAACTGTATGCTCAAAATGGAAATATAGATATACTAAAAGAATATAATATTACACCTCAAGATTTTGATATTATAAACCATATATGTATTCAAACTAAATTAAAGCAGAGGGACGTCAATAACATTAAGAAATGTCTGAGGAATTAGAAGAAACAACTGTTCTAGGAACCAAAAGTTATTGGAAATGAAATTTTGTTTTTTAGTGACATCACCGAAGAATCCATTTTAGATTTCTTGGAGGCATTCAAAAAACTTGAAAATGAAACATTGAAAAAGTATGTAGATAATCCATGTTCCAAACCATGTATTAAAGTTGTTATCAATAGTGGTGGTGGCGATTTATTTTCTGGAATCGCAGCAATGAATATTATTGAAAAATCAAGGGTCGATGTAATTACTGAAGTTCAAGGAAGTTGTTGTAGCGCTGCGACTTTCCTTCTACTCGCGGGTCATAAGAGACGAATGGGTAAAGATGCTTTCATTTTGATTCACCAAATAACAACGGGACAGTTTTGGGGGAAGTTCCAAGAACTCAAGGCTGAGTGTAAAAATTATTCTAAATTTATGAAGAGAATTGAAACAGTTTATCGTTCAAAAACTGAAATACCCGATAAACTATTTAAGAAGATGATGAAGAAGGATGTATTTTTGGACTCTGCTGAATGTCTCAAACATGGTATAGTTCACGAGATTGCTTAACTGTTACATATCTTTTATAGAGATACATAGCCATAATTATAATAACAATAACACTAACTGTATTTAAATCAAATTTTATATCCCTGGGTGGGGGTTGAAGTCTCTTCATTCTTTCGTAATCAACAACCGCGAATGTCATTATTAAAGAGTAGAGAATATAATTTACCAAAATGAACCGAATTGCTGTGGACATCGATGAGACCCTTCTTCACTTTCTTCCAAATATGGCAAAGTACCACAAGATGGAACTGCCACCCAAAAGATTTCGATATGTCTACAGAAATATTTTTGATATAACCGAGGCTCGGTCAAAGAGAATGGTTATTGATTTTTATAATTCCCAAGAGTTTCACGATTTGGAACCAATGAAGGGTTCCCAAGAAAAACTATTGGAATTAAAGAAAAAATGTAAAAAACTTTATATCGTTTCGGGGAGACAATATTATGTAAGACAAAGAACCGAAGATTGGATTGAAAAACATTATCCTGGTATTTTTGATGATGTTGTATTGACAAACAGTTATACGATACATGAAGTTTCTAAAGTTGATATTTTCCGTTCTCTAAATATTGATACCGTGGTTGATGATGATTCCATGGTATGTTTAGAAAGTGCAAGATCTGGTATAAAAGCATATAATTTTACAAATGACCCTGTTTATCCCTGGTATGAAGAATATGAATATGCTGACTTTTCATTAAAGAGTTGGGATGACATTGAAATTGTATAAAGGTTTAGTTTGTAATGAAAATATATACAAATTGAAATGTCTCACGCTGTTATTGGTTCGGATTTGATTGCCAGGCAAGTCCTGTTTAAAATGAATAGACAGAACAAAGTTCCTTTTATCCCTGCAAATAGAAACCCAAACTTAACCAAATATGTGAAAAACATGGAAAAACCTAGAACTATCGTATCAACCGAAGATTCAAGTTTGTATCTCCAAAACATGACTACAAACCTCCAAAAGGGAGATATTTTTATTGACCTTTCACCCGAATATTACAAAAATATTCGTTTCAAGGAAGACATTTTCAAACAAAGAAAAATTAAGTATATCTCTGGTGCAGTATCTGACGCCCATGCTGTTTTTAGTGGAAACAGGGATGTCTATAACAACGAACTCCCCTTTTTATCTGATGCGTTTCACACATGTACTTATGTGGGTGAAAAAGCAGAAATATCTCAATATATAATGATGGTTCAAAACGCAATGAACGATACAATGATCCAAGGTCTTCATGATGTATTTTCTTATGGAAGTTATGAAACAAGTAAAATGATTAATTTTATCCAAAGTTGTCATGGTTCTGATATTGATGGTAGAGTTTTGAGAACTTTCAATTTCGCTACTCAAATGATTAAGGACCCGAGATTTAGGGAGTTTTCTTTTGAATCTAAAATTCCGTGTCCCGTCATTAATTCTTCTAACGAATTTGCGGATTTCGTGAATTACAGAAAATATATTTCAATGCAGACTTCAAATAATTTACACTATAACGAGCAGGTTGCGAGAAACGCACTTCGTTTCGTCTTTGCCACCGTTATACTGGAAGGGATTAGTGTTCTTCAAAGCAAGCCTATCCAAATTAAGCAAGCATATAATTATTTATCAATGGGTTCATCTATTAGGTGTGATATGTTTAGAAAGAACCAACTTCAACTTTATGATATCTTGAGTGAGACAGAACACGATACTCGTATGTTTTTGATGCAGTGTGTTTCTGCAAGCATTCCATGCCCCGCTATTCAAGCGGCTCTGAACCAACACGACAGTATGAAATACTACCCTGTTGAACTTATTTAAAAGTTGCACGACACCATATTTCATTTATGTTTCCGAAAGGTGAATATTCAAATAATAAATGCAATAAAAAACCAACAAGGAAACTAGAAAGCTCAATAGATGCACCAGCAAGTGTTAGAATGTAATACGCAACATAACTCAATAAACCAACAATTATCGCCTCTGGAAAAACTGTAGTTATAGCTCGTCCCATTTACTATCGAACAATATTATTTTTTAATATTATTTTAGAATTGAGTTAAAAATGTCTTTCGTTTTTTTTCTTTTTTTAGTAGCCTTGGAACTAAGATATCTCTTACACTTTTCTAATTGTTTCCTTTTATCATAACTTAGTGTATTATTTTTCAAAGCTTGTTTAACCTTACCCTGATATTCAACTATTTTATTAAGACTTAAATCATTACCATATTGGGATAGTATATCTTTTACTAAATTGCTCATCTAAAATGTAATAATATTATTTTCTTTGAACCCAATCACGTATAAATTTAACATAATCTGTCATTGAATGGTCTGAAATACCTTCAGTTATTCTAAGAGGATTCATACACATACTTGCTAGACCAATTCTAAATTGTTTAAATTTATTTGGATTTTTTATAATTTTTCCATTCTTATCAATGAAGAATAAATCACCCGTGTGTCTATAACGCATCCAAGTTGGTGGTATTCTAGGAACAATGTCTCTATCATTTACAAACCTAAACATTTTATGACCTTTTTCGAATGCTTTTTTCCATTTATTTGTTCCAATTCTTGGGCATCCATAATTGTAACAAATAGCCCCCGATAATCTACTCGCTGCAATACCACTCATGGCACCACCTAGGGAATGACCACAAGTATAAATTTGTTTTGTTCCTTTTGTTTCGAGCCATTCTGTTATGTCTTCCCACAATGTATCAACTTCATCTCTAAACCCACTGTGAACTCTCCCTTTTTGTATTCCGTCATAATCGGGTCTGAGTAAAATATTTAAATCGGCAAAAACATCGTTTTTTGTGTTTGCTTCTGTTCCACGAAAAGTCAGAACAATGTGCTTGTCTGCTTCTAATCCATAGCATTGTGCTCCATATACATCAAAGTATTTGATATTCTTGTAACCCATTGGCTTGGTTTCCTTCTTGAAGGTTTCTTCTGATTTTTCGTATGCAAGTTCAGATAATTTAGCAAAATGTAATGCATTTTCAAAACTGAATGATTTAGTCAACTTCATATTTTATTATCCCTAATTATTATTTTTTTGACAAAGATGACTAGGGGGCTTATAAAGTTACTTAGACAGGTTGTCATTGAACAAATAAATATAATATTGAGTAAAATTAAGGATGTCAAGTCCAGGGAGACCATCTTCAATACGGGCTCCAAGGCGTTCAGTAGAAAGAACACCAGATCCAGTAAATGATCCCAATAATGATCCTTTTATACCAAGTCCAAATAGACCCCAAAGTTCAAGAGTAAGACGAAGAATTGAAAATAACAACAATAACGGAAGAAGAATTAATTTCATTAATATACCAAATACACCATCTCCACTCAGAGCTTCAACTTCAAGACAACCCGTTGCTAGTCCAAGTCCTAGATCTAAGCTTCGGAAATTACAAGAAACAAAAACTACGGATTATTTGGAAAAATTAATGAAAAAACATAAACTTAATAACAACAATAAAGAGGATTTTGTAACTATAAATAAAAATAGTAAAATAAATATTAAAAATAAAATAACAGACCCTGTATTTTTATTGAGTGATGTTTATGAAACAAGGGATGGTAAAGTTAAAAATGTATATTCAAAAAAATATCTTGAAAGTGCGTGGAAAAACAGAACAATTTTCAAAAGTCCCGTGACTGGTGTAAGAACAGATCCCTTGTTGATGGTTAGATTTAACCCAAGGTTGCACCTAAATAATGTTATTGCTTCAAACCAAGAATTAAAAAGATACAAAGAAAATAAAAAAATAATTTCTCAAACATTGGGTGAAGAAACATACGTTGTTAGTTTTCTAGTTCGTAATATTAAAAACAATATAACAAAACACTCTTTAAAATTAATTAAATATCTTAATAAAAAACATGGTAATTTGACTGTTATGGCTACAGAATTTTTACAAGTTCCAATAACACAGATAAGAAGATATAGTGTTGCAACTATCGATATGTTGTCTAAATCCCAAGTAGATAAAACTATTAAGGTTCATAAAAAATTGGAAAATTTATTAAAAAAACCCACACCAGGTGATGAAGTAGAACGATATTTATATGAAGTTAATAGAATTATGTTTATTTTTTATTTAAGATCTGTTGTTATTCACGAAATAACATTAGACACATTTATTAATTTCTATAGAATATTAAAATCAAAACCAAAAGGAAGAGTTTATCTCAACCACGCAAATTTATCTATTTTTAGTGGAATAATTAATTTTCCACCAAACTAAAAAAATATTCTAACCAATTACTTTTTACATATGGACTACATATCTAAAAAGTAAGATACTCCCACCGAGTATTGATCTCGGGATATGACTTTGTTCATATATATGATTTTACTCATATTTAAACATAATTTAAGTTATTATAAGAATCATGTGATCACCATTTCACTATAGGAGCTTCAATTTGAGTTCGGGAGAGCTTCCTGCTTCCCATATAATACTGTGGTGTTCGCTTTAAGTAATTACAATCTTCCTGATATATCGTCATACTTATTTGTTCGTGTTTGTAGGTTACCTATTGTTGGGCTTAAAACAAGGGATGGTTGGGATGGTACTTCTTGTTTTCCCTTTGGTGTGAATTTACATACATCTATAACACTTAGTCCGTTACATACATCTGGTTTGTTCATTTTTTGTGGAAATTCTTGATTAAATTCAACTATACATTCTGGGGGTATATCGGGGGATTCGGAGAGAAGCCTATCGTACTCATCTTTACACTTATTGACGAAATCCAAAACAGGCGCCCTATCTTCTCTATCTAGAGAAAGTTCTAAATCAATACTTCTATAAAACTTTGCATATTGAATACACATGAGAGAATGTGATTCGGAAAGTTTTTGACTTTGACTAAATTTAGCGACAGATGTGAGAATACCACTAATAATATTGAGAGTTGCGAAGAAATATTGTAAAAGAAGAATCATTAACATTTTATCTGCTTTTGGTTCATCTGGGCTTAGTACAGCAAACCCCCCAACCCCTGTTATGCTTGATATGATAATACTTGGTAATGTCAGTCTGTTTGATATTTTTTTTAATCTGATACGGGCATTATTGTGTAGCCACCTGTATCCAGCTGCTCTTTCAGCCCATTTATATACGAGAGCTTCCTGTTTTGAACACCACTCAGGTTTTTTATCGCTCATATCATAATTAAAGAAATTAAAAATAACATTTAATACTAGAGTATGTGTGACGTGTATGGTCCCTCTACAGCGGGTGTGATAGCACTTAATGCCATTGGAGGACAAGATGTTCATTTGGTTGAAGAAAAAATTGAAAAATCACTCTTCAACTACGAAGAAGTAAGACACACAGATTATACCCGTTTTTATAGAATTACGAAAGTAGATAACAAAACAAAACAAGAGTTATGGCCTTTTGGTAAGGAGGGTAATGTAGTAAAAGTCACATTAAATCCTCAGTCAATGGGTGATTTACTTGCTAATATGTATTTATCAGTGGAACTCCCTCCGTGTATATATAGTAGGTATGTTGGGAACAATTTATTCAAATCAATTGCTTTTAAAGTAGATGGTTTAGAGGTTGAAAGAATATATGACGATTGGCAGGTTATTTATAATGAGATGTATTTAGAAACAAGTGAAAAATCGGCAAATGATTATTTGTTAAACAGGATGATGAACCCAGTCTCTAAAGACCGCGATGATGAAATTGCACTGAAAAATGCAGACGGTGCTCTTTCAACTGTGACAACTTTGATTCCATTACGATTTTTCTTTTCAAGAAAGTACGCTAAATCAGAATACGACGTGAATAAACCTAATCGTCCATATCTTCCATTGTGTGCAATGTATAAACAAAAGATCATCCTTGAAATTGAATTTAACCCAGTTTGGTTTTTTGCCAAACCTAAAAACTCATTTGCTAAATCCGAACCAAAGTTTATAGGGGGTAAAAATGATTTTGAAATGCCAACCCTCGATGATTTTAAAATTATAACTGAGGAAATTACACTTTCACCATTTGATCGTGCTTATTATTTGAAAGAAAAATATGATTTACTTGCAAATTTAGTTTTCAAAAATCCAACTATTGAAACAAATATAAATGATCCAAATATAAGAACTAATTTAGTTCCCAGCATCCCAGTTAAATGTTTACATTGGTTTTTACGAAAAAAAGTATATGAATACAAATTACCCATTGAAATGAGTTCTGGTGACCCAGACTTTATTAGAAGATATACCGAACTTTATGTAAGAGATGGTGTTAATTTAATTGATAGTCGTTTTAGATTTGAAAGAATTAAAGAGGCTAAAATATATTTAAATGGGTTGGATCTTCCAAATGTATCTGTTGCTGATCATAAATACTATAAATATTACATTCCTTTACAAGCACGATTAACATGTCCCGATAAAAACATTTACACTTACTCTTTTTCAATGACACCAATGAATGCTGATCCAACGGGTAATTTAGACTTTTCAAATTTCAATTCGGACAAGACATTCTTAGATGTTAAAATGTTCGGTGGAACATATTCATTAGATGGATACTATACTTCAAATGTTTCAAGGTTAGACGAAACTTACAATTTGTATGTTTATTACACTGGTTTAAAGATGTTTAGCTTTGAAGATGGTTTTATGAGTGAAGCAAGATAAACAATTAAATTGCTTTACATTAAAGATGATGAGAACAGGGTTCGATATGACAGGTCAAAACGACAACCGTGGGGGTGATATTATACAGGGTATGATTAACATTATCCAACCAATTTTTGAACAAGGAATAGTGTTGGCTGCAGAGTATTCTAAAGCTTGTGGTCGGGATGTTATGTTAGATCAAGACATTGAATATGCAATGAGATATTGTATAATGCACCGTGTTGGACAACACAGTGGTTCAATTTTTGGTGAAGAAAACACTTTAAATCTAGAAGAGGGTATGGAAATTGAAGAAGATGAAGATGATGAGATTGAAATAGTCCCAGTTGATGAATTGCCAGCTTTCACTAGATACACGGGAAACAATTCTCAGATTATTCGTATTAACCAAGCATATGATGAATGGAACAATTGGAAACCCGAAAGTCCCGCTCAGGAGATATTAAAAAATGCGTTAGATAATAATGAGTTCGAAATCCGAGATACCTCAACCTGAAGGGTGGAACCTGACAATCAATAAGGACTTTAAATATATAGATGAAGACACTGAGAGTGAGTGTAGTGAGTATTCATTTATAGATGATTTTGTCCCCCCTATTCAGAAGAAGAAAAATTTCAAGAGTGTGATGACTAAGGAAGAATTTCTTCCAGAATAATTATCTTTGTAATTAATATAAAATGTCTGCCGTGTCTACCACCGCGCAAGAAGTTGTTAAGACCGTTGCCTCAGAACTCGAAGTCCAATCCCTCAACGCCGTTGTTGGTGGTTTCGCGTTCGCCGCCGCTCTCTCTTGGATGGACCTTGTTCGATTCCTCGTTCAAGCGATTGTCCGTGTGAAGAGCAACGGTGGTGCCCACTACGCCTTGACTGCGCTACTCACCACAGTGCTTTCAATCGTGGTGTTCTTGGTTGTCCGCACACTCAACAAGGACATCAAGCGTCCAACTCAACCAATCTACGCGGTTACTCGCTAAGTGGTGTTTTGGGTCTAGTTACATAAATAGCAAATATACCAAATATAACAATGATGGCAATGGCAATATACACTTTGTATTTATGCCAATCCCATCTATCAACATCATCAAATTCTGGGATGCTGATTGGTGGAGGTAAAGAAACATCTCTCTTTACTTTTGAAATAATCTTTTCGCGAGAACATTTTATTTTGAATTTGAGACTATAATTTGAATTTCTAAAATCATATGGAACAAGTTTTCCACCACTTGAATAGAAAAACTCAAGTCTTAAATTTTGTAGGGTGCTTTGGACACCCGAATTAAAATCATACTCAACCAAATCATCTGAGTTTATAAATTTAGAGGATTCTCCTTGTTGTAAATGAATTTTACCTGTATAATGTGGATTATTGTAATAAATATCTTTTGAATAAACATCTGAACCACAAGTAAATCTCAACAATACTGCATTTGGACCACTTAAATTTATAGCACCAGATTCAATTGTATTTGCACTAGAAGAAACATCTGAGGCTGAGAAACCCAAAACTTCATGTGGTGTTGTTAATGCATTATTTATATCTGAACCATTTGTTCCTGATTTAAATTTAAAAGTAAATGCAGAAGAACCAGTAAATGTAAGAGAATTTGTATTACTACTGTAAATTACATTTGACACTGGAGTTGCAGATAATGCAGTTTTCAGATCAGAAGCTAGGGTAGTTCCATCTGTATAATTCTTTTCATCAAGGGTTATTGTTGTTCCATTGACATCGAATTGTTTATTTGTTTCACAAATAGTCAGTTGAGGTGTTGGAATGTTTCCTGAAATAAGTGTAATTTTTGAAACATCATATATTTCATTTTCCAAATATATTTCCAAGTTTGATACATCTGGAAATAGATTTGTATTTCTATCACCACTATCTATGTCTAAGATGTAGTCACTCATTAAAATTTAGGGATATAATTTTAATGAATGATTTAATGTAATGTATTTGTAATTTCAATTTACTTGTAAAGGGTATGGGCAAGTGGGTTGTCCGCGAGTTGTCTTTGGGCGATCCCAAGGTCAAGGCGTGGGTTCTTATTACCCTTGTATGGGTTGAGTTGTTGATATTTAGGTTTGACATATTGTTGAGTCCAACCACCACTGACACCCCCAGTTCTACCGTCCATACGGGTATTATCGGAGCGTACAGCTGTAACCATACCATAGGCTTGGAGTGGGTTGCCACGAACATTCATACGACCAGAGTTGGGTTTGCGGTATTCAGCATTGGCACGGCGCTCACTGAGACGAAGACCGTATTGAGCAAGTTCTTCTGGTGTTCTAATTTTGTTACCTGCAGCCTCAACAAGTTTAGAGTTTTCATAAGCACCATAGAAGCTTGTAATACCTGGTTGAATATTATCCATAAATTTGTATTGACCATCGGCAACATCTGATTTGTTTCGGGTTGGACCTTGGGCAACTGTACCGTGGGGAACAAGTCTTTTGGCTGAAGCAAACTCCAAACCATCTGTTCTTGTCCCTGTTTGAGAACGATTTGTTGTTCTTTTTGTTTTTTCGTGTTCTTGTCTGACGGCAACACCATTGAGAGAGCCACCTTGTCCCTGACCACGACCAAACACAGGTGGACGTCTTTCTGGAAGGAAGGAGGTTTTCTCTGGTTTGTTGTGACCAAGTTCTGGTGTAAGCTGACCTCTCCCGCCTGAGACATCTCTAGGCTGGACCAGAGCGACCTGGAAGGGTTGTGAGACGATAGGCACCAACATTTTCTGGCATAGCACGAAACATTTGTTGGAAACCACCGACAGCTGGAACTGAAGAATCGACACCTAAACCTGGACCAACTTTTTGTTGTGGGACAGGGGAAAGGTTATTGTGAACCTGTAAATCAGATACAAAACGGTCTTTCATATCCATAACTTCACTACCGCTACTTCTTTCTTGTTTAGCAACGTCGGCGAAAACTGGCATTTCTTCGCCACTTACGAGGGCTCTTTCTTCACTGTTTATTGTAAAATCAGTGTTGAGATTAGCTTCAGTTTCAGGTTGTGAATATTGAACGGTTTCAACAGGGGCAGTAGAAACTGGTGTTCCTGTAACTACTGGTCTATTGTTGACGGGTTGTTCAGACAATTTTTTACCTGTATAAACTAATCCCAATAACGCCAAAACGGAGACTGGATCTGCCATTTATTAGTTGTTGATATTTTTATTATATCGCATATCAAACAAGTCATTCTGGAGTTCCGCTCGGGAGCTTCGGGGTTCATATAAACTGGGAAGAGGAGGAGTTGGCATTGAGTTGTCAATTGGGAAAATTTGTTTTTCGTAATTGTTTGTGACAATTTTACCAAAACGAGTGGTAGATTGTGGACGAAGTTCATCGCTCACATCAATGTAGGCGGCTGGGGAACCCTTACCAGCCATAAAAGGGGCTGTGCCATACAACATTGTGTTTGGACGGGAGCTGTAATCACCATAGTTCTTGCTAGTTGATTCTGGGTAAGTGAAAACAGTTTCTGTAGCTCCCCTGGTTGGGACGGCATTGTCTTCAAGACGTTGCATGTCAGGTTGCAACTGAAATGACATTATTACTATTTACTAAGATTTAATTACGCTTATTACCAGCCCAATCCAAACCTCGGAATTGTTCAAGTTGAGCACCCCGAGCATCTGGGCTACACACGGTACCATCACTCTTACACATGGGTCTAAATTTTGGTCCATACAACCATTCGGCGAAACCTGTTTGGTCACCTGGGATTGTTGTCACGGGGGAGGGAACAAATTGTCTTGCCGCGGCAGCCCTCTGCTGAGCTGGAAGTGGGGATCTTGAACGACCAGCGTCAAAAGGCAATGTGTCATCCAATGCTTGTTTAATCAATGGTGAAACACTTTCCGCATAACAAGCAGGTGGTCTGTTAGGGTTGGCATAGTCAGACATCAACACATTACCCATGGGGTTGTCATAGGTTGGGAGCTGACAGTTCCCACGTGCTTGGTCGTCTGAGTTAGTTGGTCTAATCAAGTTTTCTTTTATCATTTTTGACTTATACATTATATAGAGGATAGCAAGCATCATAATTCCCAATACAAAAATTCTAATATCTCGTCTAAGTAAATATATCAAGCATACCGCATACACAATAAATCGTGATGTGGCATTCACTCGTTGTTCTGATGTCTGAGAGGCAGTAGGCCAAAAGCTGAGAACTCTATTGACATCAAAAAATATAGCTGGATTATCAAACCAAGTTTGTTCTTGGGGTGGAACCTCCATTTATTATATTATAGTTATTTATTTTTTCATCATTCCACCAAACAAACTCCCCATACTTTTTACCATTTGTTCCAAGGTTTCTGGGTCAATGTCATTCATCATCTTCTTGATGTCATCTCCATTGACTTGGTTCATCATTTGTGAAATATCACCAGTGTCTAGACCACCCAACATATTGGTTACATCTGGGCTAGACATCATTTTAGACACATCGCCAGCCTGTAAATTCTTGACAGCATTCATCATATCACCAGCTTGGTTTCCAACCTCGGTGCAAATTTTAAATGCCATTTCATGAAGACACAAAAGGTATTCCCAAACAGCCTTTTGGGTTCCTGACTTCGCACTACCCCAAAGGGAATCAATTTTAATATGTTTCAACACCTCGATCTTTGAGATGTCCTCAAGAATAAAGCTTTCGTCTTTGTTTTTAATCTTATCGATATAAGGCGAAAGTCCTGCAAAATACAACTCCACGAGCTTGCGGGGGTTTGTATCACGGAGAAGTTCAAAACTGGTTTCGAATTGCTTAAGACCTGCAACCTTTTCTGGGAATGCAAGTTTAAGCTTTCCGATGAACTCTTCCATCACAAGAATAAAACCATTAACAGAGACGGAAGCCATTTTTTATACATATATATTACTCAAAATCTTTAAGTCTAGAATGGCTCTGTAGAAATCATTTCACGCTGAGATATACCTTGATCTATAATAAAGTATACCATAGCAGCATTAAGAGCAGCTGGCTTGAGGTAAGCATTTAGCTCTTTTTTGGGTTCATTATTAAGTTGTTCCTTGATGTAGAGGTAGGCAACTGTCATACCCGCGGCAACCATGGCGGCGCCCATTGGGTCTCGGAGTGTCTCACTCAATTCCATTTATATATATTGGGGTTTTTTTGTGCGAGCGTCGGGGGCATCATCGAACAAACTATCATCCCCATCATCTTCTTCTGGGGTGTCACTGGTTGGAATTGTTTTAACACCAACCTCAGTTTCAAATGGAACACCTGAGGGATCTGACTCAACTTCAGGAGTTTCTTCCTCATCTCTAATCTCCTCTGGGGCATCAACTGGGGCACCATTAGGGTATTCATCCAATGGTGGTGGAGATGGAATACCTCCATCCTCTCCGCTTTCAACTTCTCCCTCACCTTCTTGTTTTTCTTCACCATAGCTTTGTTCCAAGTCATCATCATCCACTGGTTCGCTTTCCTCAACATCCAATTCATTTCCACCACTTTCTTGGGGTGTCATATAAGTTGAGAGGATTTCTTGAACTGGGATACTTTGTTTAATTGTATCCAAAATAATTTTTCTAAAACGCTGGTCCAATTGCTTGTTTCTCTCATATTCAGATTGACTTGTTGTAAATACATATGGGTCATCATACAAATCTTTAGCAGCGTTGTTATAAACGGTCTGAATAAACACATCGTTTGTTGGAAGTTTTAGGGACAATTTTCTGTTACCTGATTGAATACGAACAGCTGACAAAATCTTAACATTACTCACCAAAACAGCAGCCAAAAGCTCACTGAATGAAGAATAAGTTCCTTCAATTTCAGATGCCCTAGTACGAGACATTGTATTAGACCAACTTGGAACTTCCTTCAACAAACTTTGGAACATCTGAAGAACCTTTCGTCCTTTAGACATTCGTTGGGATTCCATAAACATTTCGTGAAACACTTTTATCATAGGTTCCATCATAACTGTGACCATTATGCCCTGGTATTCATCTTTAGCTTCTACCAATACACTGAGGTTCTGATCCATTTATCATAAAAGTGTGTTTTTTTTGAGGGGTCATTACGCACCCGTTATCGTTTATATTTGGCTGCAGCCTTTTTCAGGTTCATTAGGGTTGGCATATCATATTCATCTTCTTGTTCTGGTTCTGGTTTTTTAACTTCCATTTTTTTTGACCTCTTCTGAATGTTCCAGGCAATATACATGCTATATGTATCAACTATAGAGGTTTCAAAACCACCATTTGAAAATTGGCGTCTTAAATACTCAGCTGCAACTGCTCTATCAAATGTTGGATACCCAAAAACAGTACTTGGAACGGTTAATATAGCACATTTATAACCCATTTCCGTGCTTAATTTTATTTTCCTACAAAACTGTTCATATATCTTCTGATAAATCTCTTTACGAATTCTTTTTCTCTCGTAATCAACTTTCTGAACATCGCTTACTCGCAACATCTCATAGTAGTGTCTTATCTTTCAAGAACTTTATTTCTTTGGTTCTCCCACGCAACTTTATCAAAATATTGACGGTTCAAAGCTGTTTTTTCTTTGATTATCTCATACTTTGTAAATTCACGACCAGTGCCATCTGTAACATATGGTGATACATTAGTTGGAGAATCAATACCCAAGGGTTGGGTTCTCGCACTTAATATCTGAGCGGTTCTGTAATCCGCATCAACGGTTACAGCAAAACCATAAGCAAATCCCTTGTTTCTAACACACATGAACATCACACGAACAACCTCCCTGAGTGGACCCTTAAATTGTTTTATCTCACTTGTCTCAATAATATAACAACAATCATCGATTTTTTCTTGAATGTATTTATTGGCATTCAAAATTATCTCTTGGAGGTGGTGGGGTCCAACTTTAACAGGAACCTCTTCCATCCCTGATGTGTTTGTAAGTTCATCGTTGATTAACAAATACTCAGCTTCCTTTTTGTGACCTGAAAGTCCAAACCGTTCAACAAATCCTTCCTTCTGGGTTATAAGAATTAACATCAGGATAATTAGAAAAAATATGAAAACATTCATTTTACTATTATGCGTTATTTTTTTTTACAATTAAAAAATAAACTAATACAAGAGATGTCTTGTATACTTGTATTCAGTCCCAAGTGTTCACATTGTAATGACTTGATTGCATATTTGAAAAAACATCCACACTTCACAAACCTGGTAAAGTATCATAATATCAATACACAAGGAATACCACAGAGTATGAAACAACATATAAAATCTGTCCCAACAATGTTTACAAAAAACGGTAAAGTATTAGTTGGAAAAGAAATTCAAAATTGGCTTAATTCTCTACTCCCAAACAAAGAATTAACAAACCATAATTTTCGTGGGGGATTTGGAAACTTTTCATCAATTGATGGGGAGGATGACACGGAAATAGGTTTTGATCTTGAAAACTATGGACAATCCCTCCAGCCAGCGATGACACCACAACTTGAAGCCCGAATATCACAGGATGTTAAGGATGCATATTCGGATGCTGAACCATCAAATCAATTAAAGATTTAAAGATATTTTTAAAATAGATGAAGCTTACTACTATCCAAGCTTCAGCAATAAAATCTTGTTTTGAAGTTCTATCAGGAATACTTAACGACGTTAATATTTATTTCAAACCCGAGGGTGTTTTCATTACCACCCTAGATACAGCAAGAACATCCCTAATTGATTTAAGACTTTCAGCAGAAAATTTTGAAGAATATGAATGCGAGGAACCTATTGTTGCGGGTGTAAATATTTCAAATACTTTTAAACTTTTAAAGTCAATTACAAATAATGATATTCTAAAACTTTCTATTAACTCAAAAGAATTTATGAATATTGAAATTGTCAGTGAAAATAAAAAAACAAAAACAAATTTTCAACTCAAACTCTTGGATATTAACGAAAATATTTACGAAGTTCCAGAAATTCCAATGACAGTCACAACATCAGTTTCATCTGTAGATTTTCAAAGAATATGTAGGGACATGAGTAACATTGGCACAGACATATTTATAAAAAGAGTTGGAAATACAATATCCCTAGGTTGTTCTGGTGATTTCGCCAACCAAGAAACATCAATTGAATGTGTTGAAACAATTCAAAGTGAGTTGATTGGAGAATATTCACTGAGATACTTAAATATTTTCACAAAGGCAACAAGTATGTGCGCAATGGTGCAACTTATGCAAGAAGAAGAAAATAGATTTTTGGTTCTTAAATATAGTATTGCAAACCTAGGGGAATTAAGATTTTACTTGGCAACTAAAACAACTGAGTGAGCGGTATTGTAAGCCTTCACATTTCCCATAACATCACTAATTACCAAATATGGATACTCTTTCTTCATTGTATCCTTATCAAATGTAAACATATCCTGGATAAGAATACCTTTTCCGTAAAAGTTACTCTTAGGACCAGCGTACCTTTTTACCTTATCGGTGACATCCCTAACCGTTTCACAATTATCATTAACTAATTTAGCAGAAATTATTGGCATACATATACCAGTTTCATTTTCTTGAGGAGGCCACTCTTGGGAAACTCCATGAGACAAATATTTGTAAATACGATTATTGTAATAATATTTTGTGGTGACCACACATTTAATTACATTTTGGGGAATAGAATATTGGGAAATATCCTTTTTTGTTATATCAACAAAATGAGATGTGTTATAATGAGACCAATGTTGTGATTCATCATACCAAAAATCACTTGAAATAATATAGTCCTCATCTGGGTCTATTTCATATGACAAGGAACGATATATAATCTCATAGTTTTTGCGTTTGAATAAACAAACATATAATTCATAAGCCTTTAGAATAACAGGGGTTAAAAGTTTAATCAACATTATATATAATGGAAGGTAATTTTTTAAGTAGATACAATAACAAATTAGAAGATTTTGAAAAAAAGATTACCTGTGATCCTTCAAATAAATTAATGTATGAATCTGAAATGGCAGACTATATAATAAAGTGTATGCCTTATATGTCAAGACACGCTGAAGAACAAGATGAAAAAATTTCACACGATAATGTTTTTAATTGTAAAGAAACAAAAGGTCTAGACAGAAAAGATATTTATTTAGATTATCTCGCGGAAGTTGAAAACATGAATGTTGATAGAATAAGTATAAAAAAGAAAGAAGAATGTGATGATTGTAAAACTGGAAATCTTTTATACTTCTCCGAAACTACAGATGTTGTATGTGGAGATTGTGGTAAAGTTGTTGATGTTATGTTAAGTGAAGAACTTACATATAGAGAAGAACATGAATCAACTGAAAAAATAATTAATTATTCATACAAAAGAGAAAATCATTTTAATGAATGGTTGTCCCAATTCCAAGCACAAGAAATGACAAATATTCCACCAGAAGTTATTGACAATTTGAGAATAGAATTGAAAAAATTAAAAATTAAAAAATTAGAAGATATTACACATACTAAAATAAGAGGTCTTCTAAAAAAATTAAAATTAAACAAATATTATGAACATGTTCCATATATAACAAATATTCTTAATGGTATAAATGCTCCCAAGATGCCACAAGAATTAGAAGAGAGATTGAGAATTATGTTCAAAGATATTCAAGCTCCTTTCGAAAAACATTGCCCACCAGAAAGAAAAAACTTCCTTTCATACTCCTATGTCCTTTACAAATTTTGTGAACTCCTAGGGGAAGACGAATATCTTCAATATTTTCCATTGTTGAAATCAAAAGAAAAATTATACAACCAAGATGTGTTGTTTAAAAAAATATGTGAAGATTTAAAATGGGAATTTATACCAACAATTTAAAGAATAAATTACAATTTATTATAATGGATAAATATTTGTATGTGTTACGAGCTTCATGGTATCACTTTAGAAGAGGCTTTGAAACATTGTACGAAGGTTTCAAAGACCCAGATAAATTTTATAAAGAAGACAGAGAACAAACCGCACTATTGGCTAAACTATTCCCAATTATGGTTTATCTCACAATGAATCACAAACCATATGGGTGAGTATGAACCCATACATTACAAATCCATTTCTCACCATTTTTTACTGGTATACCACCGTGTATAGACTTGTCAGTAATTAAACCATAATTATCTAAATTATTAAACTTCAATACATCACCCGCTTGTAATTTATATTTTTTATTCAAAGTTGGAAAATCTGTTTCACCTCCCTCATAATCATCATTTAATGCTATGAGGAATGTGTATTTTCTTTTATTTTCACCCTCAAATGCATCGTTGTGGGGAATATAAAATCCACCTGGTTTGTATCTGACAACTTGGAGTTTTTCACAATTTTTAAGGGGTCTGTCGCATTTTTTCAAACAACGACGCATTACGCGCTCAACAATTGGATCGTCCTTGGGACATAAAAATGCAGTTTCACTTACCCTAACCTTATTATCAATCCTCCTATTTACACCCTCCTCAACCGTAGAAGTTTTTAATTTATCGCGAGCAACTTTCATGATATGCTCCCTCTCTTCTTCTGTAATCAATTCATCATACACCCTTGGTTTAACATATGTAGGAATTAGCATGTAAATAATAAATATTAATGCAAGCAATACGACTATAATCATACTATTACTATTACAAAAGATTATTTGTGAAAAGACCAATTGACTGAAAAATATGGAATAACACAGTTGTTATATCTCCTACTAATACTAAGCATTTCTTTACCAGTATAACTAATAAGTTTGGTTAATATATCATATATTTCTGGAAATTTATTTTTATCCAATACAAATTGTCGTAATAAATCTCCAGTTGTATCTACAAACATTGTCAAAACATTTCTAAAATCTCGTCTCTTTTCCCTGTCCCTCTCTTTTCTTTGAATTTTTCTTTTGAAATCTGTCTCAGATATTTCACCCATCATATAAGACGCCCGTAATTCTCTATTATCGATATTCCTATCATTGTAATAATATGGGATTTCTATTCTATCAATATGGAAAATCGCACGATGGATATTAACCATTCTTTGATGGTGAAAGTTGAGAGTTTGGCGTTCCAATAAATAACGATGAGATATATCCAAAGCACCACAAAGCTCGCGAATATCTGGAATACCACCACAAGGAATGTCTCCGTGTTCTCGACCACTTAAACCAGATTTTAACTTGAATTCATAATAGTGTGGATTGTGAATTCTACCCGTGTCTATTCTTAGTGTTTTCCAATCAAAAGCTGTATGACAATCGGGACACCACATTTGACGACACCCCTCTATAAATGTAATCATCGTTCCACAAGAAGGACAACCTTTTGTGTCTTTCTTCAAGAGTTCCATTGTTTCAACAGCACCTGGGTCACAGACATGTCCTTCTTCCTTTTTCTCGTTACATTTATTGCATATATCTGATTCACATACACCACATTTCCATTGGGTACTCAAAAAACCACGACACTCTTCAATTGGACATTTACGAACAAATTTTCTTCTTTCTTCACCTTCTAATGGAATACTGGTATTATTAAGTATGTGTATATTATCCATTAAAATTGCTCTTTTTCTGAAAAGTGTTTGTATTTCCCTACTCATATCTTCCACAATCTTTTCAAGCTCACGAGCTTTTAATTTACGAGAAACATATTCTTGGGTGCTAGGCATCAAAGCCTTTTCTCTCTCAAATAAAACAGTTTCCCTATGTTTCTTAAAATCTTTACTACAATATACTTTAGTGCAGTTTTCAGTCAAGAATTCTCTATTCCATAATTTTTTACAACTCATACAATGAGGGTCTTGGGTTGTAGAAATTAAATATGATTGAACACATTTACGACAACTTGAATAATCACAGTATGAACAGGTGATTTTCTTACGATTATTTAAATTGTATTTATCACAACACACCGAACAGTCCATCTTAAAAAATCATGGACTCTTGGCTTTAAACTTATCTCTCACCCAATCACGGTCTTGTTTAAAAATTTTTATTTACCTACCCGCAAATTTACCCGCAATATTTGGATTCTTTGCATTATCATTTATGCTTTTATTTTGTATTTTTTGCCATATCAATTCATCTAATAGTTTAGTTAATTGTCTTCCCTTTGCACCTGGGTTGTTTTTCTTCACTTGGTTTTTATAATATTTCAAGTGAACTTCTGAAAGTAATCCTTTTCTAGCTTTGACTTGTTTCTTACCAGCTGCACCCGCTTGTTCTAATGTTTGTGTTCGGGTAAGTGTCTTTTTATTTTTACTTGAATTCTTAAAAGTTTTAGCAGCTTTGCCAACGGTAGCAGCCAAGCCTACGCCGACCGCAGCCTTTTTGTCGGTGTAACCCTTACTCTTTGGAGCTTTGTTTAATACTTTTGTTAAATTTTTGTTTTGTTTTTTGGGTGCCATCGCCTCACCCAAAGCCTTTGAAATCACATCTGGTGATTTATTATTTGTCTTTGGTAAAAATTTCTTTGGTGTCATTGCTTCACCCAATTTCTTTGAAACCACATTTGGTTTCACACTATCTCTAACATTTTGTAAAATTTGCATAGATTCTTTGGAACCAGTTGGTTTATTTGGATGATATTGTTTAGATAATTTTCGGAAAACAGAATTCTTAGAAGAACCAGCTTCCATTAATTTTTTAAATTGATTAGTCATTGTCGTCATCAATATAGCTGTTTGCATAACTGAAGTATTGCTTACTTTATTTGTCATACCTGGAAATTTAAAATTAACTTTCATGTTCTTTGTAGATGGTTGATTAACGGTTGAAATACTTGATTTTTTCAAATTACCTTTCGCATTAGCCAATTGGATTTGTTTGTTCTTGTTATTAGACAAAGCCTTTGGCACGGAAGAACTCTTTTTACCTCTTCCCAATAATTTGGATGCAGCAAGACCCGCTAATAAACCAGAACCTTGTGGAGCTGTAGCTGGAGTTTGGGTTGAACCTGGGAGGAGTAATTGATTTCTTTTACCACTTGGGAGAGCAAGAGTTGTTGGTGGTTTCACACCTTTACCAATTGGAGAATTTGGAAGTTTCTTTGTATTAGAACCATTTTTCTTATTGGTATTGTTAGTCTTCTTCTTATCATTTGTAAGTTTCTTCGCATTAGAACCGTTTTTCTTTTCGTTATTTGTAGTCTTCTTAGAATTGGAACCGTTCTTTTTATTGTTTGTATTAAATGAATTTTCTGCGTTAAAAAATTCATTATTTGTATTAAATGTGTTTAACGCATTTAAAAATTTATCATCATTTTTGTTTTTTATATTTAATAATTTAAATACGATTTTTTGAACCCATTTAGATGATATTTTTATAATCTTATACGCACCAATTGCAGTAGTACCAATTGCGATGTCGTTGATTGCACGATCACGGTTTCTACCTAATGCAACTGCAATGGCATAAGATTGAGCATTAATCCATATATTTTGTAATAATTTTTTCATAAAAGTACTGTCTTTTATAAGTTTCGCCGCCATCTCTTTTGCCTCTTCTTTACCCTCAGCACCCGCGCCTTGGATAGACATTACAAGATATGTTCCTATTATTAATGGTAAAATAGTTTTTATTTTTCTTAAAGGGATTTTTTTCTTTATCGAACTTATAACATTTTCCTTTTTCATGTTTTTATATTTTGCTTTAGGTGGTTTAACCTTTTCATTTAATTTTTCTTGGAAAATTCTTGTTGCATTATTTTCGTTAAATGGTTTATTTTTAGGTGGTTTAACCTTTTCATTTAATTTTTCTTGGAAAATTCTTGTTGCATTATTTTCGTTAAATGGTTTATTTTTTAGGTGGTTTAACCTTTTCATTTAATTTTGATTGGAAAAGTTTTGATGCATTATTTTCGCTAAATTGTTTATTTTTTTTGTAATTTGCCTTGGGTGGTTTAACCTTTTCATTTAATTTTTCTTGGAAAAGTTTTGTTGCGTTATTTTCGTTAAATTGTTTATTTTTTTTGTAATTTGCCTTGGGTGGTTTAACTTGGTTATTTAAAGTTTTCTGAAATTCAAGTGATGCATTATATGCATTATTCACAGAATAAGGTGCTCTAGGTGGTCTAGCATTTCTATTTAAAATTTCTTGGAAACGATTTGTAGTGGTTCTACTTCTATTATTTTTAATTAGTTTATTAATTTCCTTTTTAGCAGCTCTAATTTTACCAATTTCACCATATAAAAACCTAGGTTTTTGTTGTAAATATTTTATTTTTATACCAATAACTTTAGATTTCAATCTTCCATTTAATTCTAAAGTGTTAATGTAAGCATTCATCGCCTTTTCATATTTACCCTTGGGTTCTGTTGGTTCGGCTATATTTTTTATTCGTTTTTGGGCGTTTCCAATGGTTTTATATAATTTATAAAAACCACCTAGTCCTGTTCTACCTTCTAGATACGCCTTTTTTACATTGTTCATTGCTTTTTTTGTATTTTCATCTGTGTTAAACTTACTAATGTATTCATTTAATGTAATTTCGTCTTCTTTTATTCTTTTATTTTTGTTGTTTATAATTTTCTTTTTATTTGCAATTTCATTTATTTTCTTTGTAACATTTGTCTTGTTCCTATATAATCTATACATACCAAAAGTCCCTTTAGAACTTTCAAGATAATCCCTTTTTACCTTGTTCATTTTAGATTTTGTATTTTCATTTGGATTAAGATTACTAATGTATTTACTTATTTCTTCGTCTTCATTTTGTTTTAATTTATTTTTTAATTTATTTATTTTGTTTCTGTTTGTCTTTTCATTTGCGATTTTATTTATTTCTTTCATGGCTTTATTATATGACAAAGAACCCGATTGGAATTTATTTAAAATAATTTTAACATTTGCATTACTAAGACCTTTACTTAACCCATATTTTCTAGCCTCGTTAATTAAATTTTTAAAATTTTTATTTTCTTTCCCACCTCTTAATATGTCATTCTCAAACTTAAGCCATCCTGGTATATTTTGAATTGTATTCAATACGATCGGCATATATATATAAGTAAATAAAATTGTTTCATTTTCATTTAATTATATATGTTAATTAAATTTGTTAATCATTTAATTATTATTTTTCTGTATTATTTTTCTGAATTCTTCCACCAGCTTGTGGATCGGGAATATTTTCAACTGTCACTCCGTTATTATTTTTAGATAATTCTTTTATAGCGTTTCCTATTGGATTTTTAGAACCTGAACGCACTTTTTCAACTGCTAATTTTAAAACATTTATTGATTGTCCTTCTATTTTATTTTTATTGAAGTATATGCTTATTTGTGAAGGTGTCAAACCCACATTCGCAGCGTATTTTTTAATATTAAAAACGTCCCCTGATGTGTTTTGTTTATTATTTTGTTTATTAGCTGGTTTGTTGGTTTGTGTATTTGCTGGTTTATTAGTTTGTTTATTAGCTGGTTTATTGGTTTGTGTATTAGTTGGTTTTTTGGTTTGTGTATTACCTGGTTTGTTGGTTTGTGTATTTGCTGGTTTATTAGCTTGTGTAGTTGGTTTGTTGGTTTGTGTATTTGCTGGTTTATTAGTTTGTGTAGTTGGTTTGTTGGTTTGTGTATTTGCTGGTTTATTAGCTTGTGTAGCTGGTTTGTTGGTTTGTGTATTTGCTGGTTTATTAGTTTGTGTAGCTGGTTTGTTGGTTTGTGTATTTGCTGGTTTATTAGTTTGTGTAGCTGGTTTGTTGGTTTGTGTATTTGCTGGTTTATTAGTTTGTGTAGCTGGTTTGTTGGTTTGTGTATTTGCTGGTTTATTATTCTTTCTTTGTGTTCTTGCGTTCATTATTTTATTGATATAATTGGTATATAATACAGGTATTTCTCTACCAGTTTCCAAATATCTTAAATATGAATTATATAAAATTCGTGCCTTTTCTTCTGTTAAATTATATTCTTTAATTATTTTATTAATAATAGGATAGTAAAATATTTTTTGTAATAATGAAAATATTTTTTTGGGGCGTCCACTTATAGACAAAGTTTTATTATATTGTTTTTGTGTTAATTTTCCAATATTTACAATAATTGATTTATTAAATTTATAAATTTCACTAATATTTAAATCGATATTAACAGATTTATTATTACTTATAGAACCTTTTGAATATATATCATCATAATATTTTGCAATTTTGGATAATAATACTTCATCTTGAACACCATACTTTTTTAAGACGACTTTTGTGTCGGCATTATTATTTACATTTAAATTTGGAATATTTGTTTTATTTTTTTTACTAGGAAAAAGTCTGTTAAGAATTCCTCTTTTTTTTTGTTGTGGTGTTGTTGGTGTACTAGGACTTGTAGGACTTGTAGATACTGGTCTAGTTACTGATGACATTCCACGTAAAGTTGTCCCAGTAGTAGTTCCAAATAATCTTGGTGCCGTACCAAAATCAATTTTAGGAGTGCCGTTTCCAATTCTACTTAAACCTAGTGGTGGTGGTGTTTGTGGAACGGAAACAGGTTGTGTTTGCATTGGGGAAGTTTGTGTTGTTTTTGAAATATTTGGGAGATTTAAAGATGGTGTAATATTCCTTTTTATATTATTGTTTCTTGGGGTATTATTGTTTCTTGGGGTATTATTGTTTCTTGGGGTATTATTATTTTGGGGAATATTATTAAAATTAAAACTTGGTTTGTTTCCATTATTTAAATTGAAATTTGGTTTGTTTCCGTTATTAAAATTGACATTGTTTGGTAATTCAGAAACAACTTTTGTTCCACCTTTTCTCTTGACTTGAAGAAGAACTGGTTCACAAATACCAGTGACTTGAAGTTTTCTTTTAATTTGTTCAACGAGTTCATTTTTTTTCAATTCTTTGAAACCAAGAAGGTGCATTTTTCTCGCAAGTCCAAACAATTGTCTTTTTGTTGATGATGCATCAAACAACACTTTGTAATCTCTCCCAGAGAGTGGAGATTTTCTATCGATTAGGAGTGTTTTGTCTTCTGAAAGAACAAGTGGTGGCATTGGAAGTCTTTCTTCAGTGATACTTCTATAAACGGATTCAATCTTATTCTTGGGTAGATTTCTTACATTTACACTGTATCTTTCCTGGACAGTCCTGACCAGGTTACTCATGCTAATTCCTGGGCTAATACTTGCCATATATATTAGCTGATATATTATTTAGTCCCAAGAAATAAAGTTTTAATTTTTCTTCATACTCCATATCAAAATTAAACACATCAATGTCTTCCACATTTATAACTGTTTTATTTGTATTTTTAGTGTAATCTTCCCTGTTGGTCATCGCTCCTAACGCAACTGACTGTAATAAATCAATGGGTGTTTCTATATTTTCTTTGAATATGGTGTTTGCTTTTATTCCTGTGACTTGAACTTCATGTGTTTTTTTATCAACAAATGGAAGAAATGGATACCTTTCAATAAGACCTCCATCTACATATGTTTTATTATTGTATGTTGTTGCTGTAAAAATAAATGGGATTGACATACTCATACACACTGCGTCTATTACATACATATCTGGATGTGTATCTACTGAAAAATATTCTGTCTTTGATGTGTTTAAACAGAATGCCGAGACATATAATTTTTTCTTGAGTTCTTTGAACGTTGGATTTCCTTTACAAAATTCAATAAGTTTTGACCTTATAGGGTCAATATCTACAAAACCAAATTTGTTAAAGAAGCATCCAAGATCAATTTTAACAAATTCGGGGACATTAAAGTCGAATGAAAATTTTATTATTTCATCAACTGATAGACCAACGCTAAGGAATAATGATATTATAGCGCCAGCCGATGCCCCCGAAAGTTCTTTAATTCCTTCAAGTTTATCTTCAATGGATTTTACATATCCAAGAAGGCTGAAATATCCCAAGGCGCCTGGACCCAAGACGAGATACTTCATTTAATAAAACTGAGGAAATTGCTTTCGGAGAATAGCGAACACAAGGGCAAATACCAAAGTGTGTGTGAGCTGAGCGGCAATACTGGTTTCTCCTGACCTGTAGAGACCACCTTTACCAGATGGAATTGTCAAGAGAAGACCTGGGCTTAGAGCCACGAAAAGGAGAGTTGTAACAATCAAGTCGGTCTTTGTCAAGACAATCTTGAAGTATTTAGCAACCAATGAAAAGACAAGGAAAAAGACAAGAGCATGGAAAAGAACAAATTTAGTAGATGTATTATCTCTTGTAAATGACACTTTCTTACCATCAGTTGAGAGGAGGAACCCAGGGCTCAAAGTCAAAAAGAGCGCCGCTGGGATTGCCACTTTGGCTGAAGTTATATCTGGCAAAGTAGGTTTCATTATATATATTCTTTGGATATTTTTTTGCAGTAAATACATAATAACGGAAATCGTGAATAGACTTGTTCCCGAAGACATCCCTATATTCACTTATAAGTCTCCAAAGAAAGTTGAGATCTGATTTATTGTCTTCTACCCAATCAATATATTCCGTTGTATCATATATTTCCTTAGGGTGTTCAAAACAAAAATCATAGAAAAAGTCATCGGGTTCAATGTTTTTGAACATGTCATCAAAAGTGTATCGATTATCAAGATAGTCCTTCATACTGTACCACATATCCCATAGTTCTTCATTGTAAATGGTGCTCCAGTCTTGGTAATCGAGGGGTTCACAGGATTCCTCATCGGAGTTGCTGTCCCTCGCATCCTCTCCGTGAGTAATATCATCATAATATTCGTAGACCATTGTTTTTTACTTATTACTTATTCTTTCTTATCCTTTATACCTGTCATCGACAAAGTGACATTCTCTTTTTCTGGGAGAACATCTTTAATTGCCGTGAGGGCACCATCAAGTTGGTTTGGATCTCCATTGAAAAAGTTTGTTAGACCCTCGGTGACACTCTTCTTGTTGAAAGTAGCCTTCTTTATGGTCTTCTTAAGCTTAATCTTACCCTTCTTGAGGTTGATTGTATCTATTTCCTTGGTCATCATGGATGATTTCAATTTTTCTTTGAGTTTCTTCTCAACATTTGTTAAAACTTTCAAATCATCCCTAGCATCGCTAATTTGCTTATTAACTTCGAGAAGCTCCTTAACGACATCACTGATATCTTCCTGTTGTTCTGACATTTTATACTACAAACTGACTAAATCTTTAAGTAAAGAGCTTACGCTGCATCAAATCTGGGACAATTGTGCTGTTGTTCCAAGTGTAAACATTCTTTGGGTTCGATGGCTCCGCGCGGAGGGACTGGTTGCTGTTGCGGAGGGTGCCACCGATGGTTTCTGGGAAACCGATTTGTTCACGGGGGTCCATGAAGTTTTGACCCTTGAGGACGTCTTCTGGAGCAAATTGTCCAAAGTCCTCCTGGGACGCAACTTCACGAGGCAAAAGGCTGGAGGCCAAACCAGTGCCAGCCTTCATCTCACAACGTGGGATGACGTTGTTATTAGCTGGTTCTTGTTCGGAACCTTCCAATTCTTTGAGCTCATAGCCTGATTTACCCAAACCAATAAATTTAAGCAAATCTGTTCTGGTGATGATGTACACCAAAGCGAGGATGGCGAGCACCTTTCATGAGTGTATCACGACCTTTATTCATCTTTATATGTTATGGATAAAATATTTTTAACGAAAAAAGATGAAGGATTAATTAATTAGTTTATCGGCGACGGCGACCACGGGCGGCAGCCTTGCGGTCTTCTTCCGCAGCTTCGGCTTCGGCAGCCGCGGCGTCATCACCGCATCCACCCGCACCTGGGCGAACCTTCGCGAAGGACTTGCGCTGGGTCCAAACGAGGGCAGGCGAGCATTAGGAGGACAAGGATTGGGAAGTTTCGGCGGAGCATTTTGTTAACAGTCGCAACCATGTTTTTTTTATATAATATATATAGAAAAAATTTAGGTGTCATAAACCAAATGGTCGGAACTTATATTACCCAATTCATTTTCTGGTCTGAATTTTATGTTTTTTTCTGGAAGGTTGCTCCTGAATTTTGATGAATATATACTATTTGTGTTGGGTGTTGTCACGTGATAAATTGGATGAACTGGGTTCTTCCCCTGGAATACATACCTCTCCTGGGAATAGTTTGACATACTGAAATTTAATGCAATATATATTAAAAAACCAATCATGATCAAATAGAAAAACCTATTGTTATTCATTTATTATATATAACTATTTTACTCTTCGTCATCATCTGAAATTTCATCGGAAATAACACATTCTTCTGGATATTCTGGTTCCTGGGGTTCCTGGGGTTCCTCTGGTTCTGGTTCTGGTTCCTGTTGGGGTGGGACAAGACGAATTTGAATGATATTCCAAATTGGTCCAAAGGTCTTCTTGGCGAACCAAATTCCAGCGAATTCAAGTAGAACATCAGCCTTCTTGGTTTCCTTGATAATGTCAAATGGGATTGATTCCTTTTCTGGGTTAAATACCCGAGAAGCAGAAATCTTATCAGCGGTCAAAACATTCTTTGTTGCAGATGGAACATAGAGAGACTTGAGCTTATCAAGCTTCATTTCCTTCTTAAACCATTCACCTGAACGTTCAGTTGCGGTAGAAAGATTTTCGTCGTCAATAACCTTAATCTTCTTTGAGTTCTTCATATGAACTTCAACCTCTTCACCCAAATCCTTTACAGATACACACTTCAATTGAATCAAACATTTCTTGTCTTCATCTGTGCGAACCTTGACAATGTAAGTGCCATCTTCATCTCGGGTTGGGGTGTTGTAAATCATTATTACTATTTCATATAATTACTTCTTTAAACCAACATATGGGATCATAGCTGATTTTTCAAATAATGCTTTTGGTATATGTTTGTCCCTACTCTCTTTAAAGCCATACAGTTCGGGTTTGGTGGGGACATTTAATTTTTTATTGTCCGCGTTTGAATTATATCTATATTTATACTCATCTTTCACATATGCATTAGATGTATTCTTTACCCACTTTGTTGTTTTTCTATTAAACCTCATATTAGATTGTGTTTCCTTGTATCCCTTTATTTTTTCATTAGATGCATATGTTAATTTTTTCAATTTTTCGGATGAGGGCTTTGTTGTGTATAATGCATACTTTTGGGGATTTACTCTGAGTGCTTGGGACAAACTTACGGTGCCATCTGATTTTATTGATTTTTTAGCAGTCTTGGGAATAGATGATCTCTTGTACACATTAAATAGAGAAGACACAGAACCTGGTTTTATTACACTCCCCTAATTTTGTTTTCATGAGACGGAATATTCTCATTCTATCTTTCTGAACTTTGTGTGGTCTCAAACCAAGGGACTTCATCAAATAAATATCCTCAATCAAAAATCTTGTCTTGGCGATTGTTATGTTTTTGTTATTTACAAGTTTCCCTTGTCTGTTTCTATATATGATGCCACTCTTACTTATTGTTTCACCAACTTCATACCCAAATTCACCAGGTCTCATAAATGCAATATCTAAAATACCACCCAAATTATGTTTCATAATTTTTTTATCTTTGGGGGAAAAATAATTAAGTTTCAAATCCAATGCAAATATTTCAACATCTATTAAAACATTTTCTAACGCTGGTTTATTTGTCTTTGAAGCTTTCTTCTTCTGCTTCAATGTATACCTTCTGGTGACATATGGACCTTGGGATGGGAACCCAATACCTAGGAACCGAGCTAATTTATTTTTTGATGAAAGTCTTTGTTTTATTTTTGTTCCATATGCTTGTGAAACTTCTCCAAGTTTATCCCAAAGTATAAGTTTTAATGCTTGGAGTTTTCCGAAAAAGTTTTTATCAACTTTAAATCTTGGAATAAATTTTGTGTCAATATCAGAAGTGACAACTCTCTCGTCCAAAAGTAAATAATAATTTACAGCATCACCACCAGTCAATATCATATCTCCAGATTTCTTGAGATACAAAGTAAGCTTACCAATAATATCATATATGATATCTCTTAATGTATCAGTTACATAAGCATAAACCATATTTTCAAGTTCTTTGTCACTATATTTAGAAGCTAGTCTACTTCTAAATTTTTTAACATTATCTTCATCATAATATTGTTTAAGGAGCTTGTCCTTGAAAAATAAATTATCGTTCATATAAACATTTATAATTTCCTTGGAATACAAACTTTCATCCATATTATTATATACATATATAAAAATGGACTGTAAAGAATTGAAGTGCTCAGGTTTTGACCAATTACGAAAGTGTAGATGCTACGCCAAACCTGGAAACGAAGAACAACAATATTGTGGATACAACAAGAATGGTCTTATAATACCCTGTGGTGTAGGTTGTTGTGATGGGGGATGCCCAGGGCAGTGTAAAGATGTCCCATTTAAACCACCGTTTTCATTTGATACAAATGTATTTAATGTTGAGGATTTTCCATTGTATCTTAAAGTAGCAGCACTACTAGTAATTGCACTTATAATCATCAGCACTTTACGCGCTTAAAGGAAAGCAATTATACTAAGATATAACCATGTCTTCCGAAGAGATCCAGCAACTACAAAAAGATATCAAGTCCTTGACTAAGCTTGTTCGCAAAGTCTATAACCATCTCCAAGACCCCACAGGTGAAAAGGCTGCTGAGCGCGCTAAGAACAGTGCTCTCTTGCGACCAAAGCGTGTTTCTGATGAACTCCGAGCTTTCTTGGCTTTGGGTGCCGATGAAATGATCTCTCGCCCAGAAGTCACTAAGCGCATTAGTGCTTACATCAAGGAAAAGGGTCTTCAACACCCTGATAATAAGAAGGTCATCGTCCCAGATGACAAGCTTAAGAAGCTTCTTAAACCAACTGCTGATTTGACTTACCCAAGCATGCAGTCCCTACTCTCTCCCCACTATCTCCCAGATGAAGGAGCTACTGAAAAAACTGCAGAATCCAAACCTAAGGTGAAAAAGGCTGTGTCTCCAAAAAAGTAAGTTAAAAAAATTATAATTATATATAATAAATGGAGATAGATAAGCCAACTGTGGAATCCCTCATTGGTACAAAAATCAAAGATCTTGCTTTGTACCAAAGAGCCTTTAGACATAAATCAATCCTCAAAGAAAAGCCCGAAATAGGTAGATGTTTTGAGACCCTAGAATTTATGGGAGATTCGGTATTGGGGTTTGTCATAACTAAATTTTTATTTGATCGCTATGAAAAAGAACAAGAAGGTTTCCTAACCAAGGCTAGAACTAAACTTGTGAGAGGAGAGATGTTAGCTCAAATTGCTTTGAAGCTGGGCTTGGATAAATGGATCCAAATGGATGAAAAGGGAATGAGAAACAATTGGAATAAAAATCCTAAAATTTTAGAAGATGTTTTTGAATCATTGATTGGTGCTATTTACCTAGACTTGGGACTATTACATGCTAAGCAGTTTGTTTTAAAAATTTATGAAGATCCAAAATTGGTAGATATGAGATGTCTTCAAGTTGATGATAACTTTAAGGATAAAGTCATGAGATACTCCCAAACTCATTCCTTACCTCTTCCAGAATATAGAATTTTTTCTCATGAAAATGGTATTTTTACTATTGACATGTATATCAATAATCATTTTTTGGGAAGAGGAACTGGTAAGAATAAGAAACTAGCCGAACAAAGAGCAGCACAACAATTTGTAGAAAACTACCCAATAGAATAATTTTTAATACACCAACTTAAAAGCTTAAACAGTTATATATGTAATGCACCCCCAGGTTGCTAAGTTAATTAGTTACGAATATGCAGCCCAAAGGTCAGAAGAGTGGTTTGAACTAAGGAAAACCGTGCTAACTGCATCCCAGGTACCTAGTGCTATCGGGGAGAATCCTTACCAAAAACCTTTTGACTTATTACTTGATAAATGTGGGAAGGGTAAGCCCTTTGTTGATACTATAGGTGCTTGTGCTCATGGTAATAAGTATGAAGACGAAGCAAGAATTATATATGAAGAACAAACTGGGGACAAAGTTCACGAAATTGGTTTATATGTGCATCCAACTATCAAATGGATTGGCGGTTCGCCAGACGGCGTGAGTGAGGCAGGGTATTTAATTGAAATTAAGTGTCCCTTGAAGAGAGAAATAAAAGATGAGGTGCCAATTCACTATATGGGTCAGCTTCAAATATGTATGGAGGTTCTAGAGTTGGAGGAGGCTCGTTTTATTCAGTATAAACCCGAGGAGATAACTTGGCCGAAAAAAGCTGAATTCCTTATAACGATTGTGAAGAGAGACCGAGAATGGTTTGCAAAAAGGCTGCCAATTATGGAAGAATTTTGGAACAAAGTTTTGTGGCACAGGGAACACGGCATCGAAGTTCCAGAAAAAAAGACGAGGAAACCAAGGGAAAGGAAACAAGAAGTGATTGAACCACAAGAGTGTGATATTGAAATTTGTTCAGAGGATGAAAATTATCTTAGTGATTAATATATAAAATGTCTGAAATGCAACGAATTGGTTCCCGCGCTCAGGTTTTTCACGGGACAGCTAAATCTACAGCTGGTGGTTTGAAGGCTGGTGATTTGGTTCGTGATGATGATGGTCGCATCAAGAGTAAGAAGGCGCAAATGTCTGCCCTCGAGCGTATGAAGAAGGAAGGTAAGAGTGCCATGGTCAAGGTTTTCAAGCCAAAGAAGTCTGGTTTCAAGCTCCAGCCCAAGGAAGGCACAGCGGCTTACAAAAAACTCATAAAAAAAATGAACAAGTAATATAAGAATGGGTCGTGATACTGAATGTTGGAAAGATTCAGTAAAATTAGCAAAAATGCGCGCTGGTCAGAATCCAGATAGTTTTGTAATGTTAAAATCCGATTTATACAAGGAAGCCCTCGTGACTTACATGTTTAAGAAGGAAAGTAATAAAAATTCAGGTAATTCAAGGTCAATTACAAACAGTAGAAATAAAAATCTCCCTAGAAGTTAAATGGTTAAAACAGTGGGTTCTCCACATCCAAAAGGTAAAAAGGCGGAAAATACTAAAACTTTTTTACCCGATGGGATGAAGAAAAAATTAATTTCAAATAAAGATATTGATGAAATGACAAAAGTTGTAAGTTCTTTTATTAATATTAAGGGTCAGAAACAAACTGGAAACCCTTCAAACGCTGTGGCTCGAAAACCATAAGTTGATGAAGCTTCCAAGTAATACCAAACTTCTTATTCAAGAAATATACGCTATTCATTTCAACTTTAGCGACACCTGTATTTCTTGCATATAGTCCATTTGTGGCTTCTTTACGAATATCATTCTTTTCGGAGTCAACAATGAGTGGTTTAATCCGAGAATCGTATGTTGTATCAACTTTGACCCTGAACTTTGGTTCTCTTTCGGGGTCTTCTTTGATATTGGAGTTAAACATCGATTGAACATCTGCATATGTCTTGGCTTCTCCAAAGATATTGACACTTTGTTGAACAACTTCCAATATAACTCGCTTTTCAAGTTCGCGAATTGTATCATAAAAGTTTTTAACGTAGTTGCCTTCTTCATCCCACCCTTTCATTGAAAATTCAACGTTGTATTTGATTTGACCTACCTCTGGCACAAAACCAGAGATTCCAAATGGCATATACATTCGGGGGGTATGAGTTCTTAGTGGCCTCTTGTCCTTGGTGTTAATAATAATTTTTTTGTTTTCATAGCGACCAATTTCAACATCTTCCAACACGTCGGAGAAACCGCGCATTTTAATTAATTATATGTTTGAACCTTTAAGTTTGATAAACAATTACTTCCTCGGTTTTGGATTCTGGATTTTTGGAGTTTATAGATCTTTTAGCAATTATAACTTTTTTGTCATACCCTTGGAAACTTTCATTTACTAATTCAACATTAGAATTACTCATAACAAAAATTGGAATATTTTCTTTTATTGTTTTAAACAATTCATTGTGGTCTTCTAATTTAAAACCACCTTTTGTGTAACCAACAAAAGAATTTTTTTTTTCGGGTGCATAAGGTGGATCTAAATAAACAAAATCTTGGGAACCAACTTTTTTCAAACTTTCTCTAAAATCTAAACATTCAAAGTTTACATTTTTTATAAGCTCACTAATTTTTTCTAATTCATCCTTGTCAATTATATTTACTTTTTTATAATGACCATACGGAACATTAAAACCATTTGGTCCCTCCCTATATAAACCCCTAAAACATGTCTTGTTCAAAAACATAAATAATGCAGAATGTTCAATACTATTTTTGTCACAAGTATTAAATAATTGTCTCATCGAATAATAATATTTTTCTTTTTCTTTTTCTTCGATATTATTTTCGTAATTTTTATATATTTTTTTTAATTCAATATATAATTCTTCGAAATTATTTTGAACATGTTTGTACAATTGAATCAAAGAATAATTTGTGTCACTTGCATAAATTTTATCTTGAACTATATTCTTAGAAAGTACATTTAATAGTACACTTCCTCCACCTACAAATGGTTCATGATAATTTTCTATTGTTGTGGGAAAAAGGGACAATGTGTCATTTAATATTTGTGTTTTACCACCAACCCATTTAATAAATGGTTTCATTTAATTACAATAAATCTAAAACTTTAACCCGAACAAGAAGAACATTCGGGTTCTAAACTAAATTGAATTGGTCTAGCCTTAGCCTTTGAACGAAGGTAATACATACCTGTCTTCAAACCAGCCTTCCAAGCATAAAAGTGCATGGATGAAATTTTGGCAACTGTTGGGGATTCAAGGAACAAGTTCATTGATTGAGATTGATCCACAAAGAAACCTCTGTCCCTAGCCATGTCAATAATTACCTTTTGGCTGATTTCCCATACAGTCTTGTAAAGAACTTTAATATGATCTGGAATGTCAGTAATATTTTGGATTGAACCACCAGCTCTCACCATCAAATCCTTCATTTCCTTAGACCAAAGTCCATCTTTCTTGAGAGCCTTAACAAGGTGTTTATTCACAATAACAAACTCCCCAGCTAGGGTTCTTCTCAAATAAATATTAGTTGTATATGGTTCAAAACATTCGTTGTTTCCAAGAATTTGTGAGGTAGAAGCAGTTGGCATTGGAGCAACAAGTAAGGAGTTCCTGACACCTTTCTTAACTCTTTCCTTCATTGCATCCCAATCATACATGCCACTGAATGGAGCTTCTCCATCGCACATGTCAAATTGAAGAATACCTTGACTTATTGGGGAACCCTCAAAGGATGAATATGGACCATCAATTTCTGCCAATTCACAACTTGCTTCTAGAGCAGCATGATAAATGGTTTCAAATATAGCAGCATTTAGTTTCATGGCTTCGGGACTGTCAAAGCTTAATCCACTCAAGTTGAATACATCTGCCAAACCTTGAACTCCCAAACCAATTGGTCTATGTTTCATGTTTGAATTTTCAGCAGTTTCAACTGGATAATAATTTTTATCAATGACTTTATTCAAATTCTTTGTCATAATTTTAACAACTTTATGGAGTTCATCAAATTTATATTTTTTAGTTTCTGGGTCAATATACTTTGGAAGAGCAACAGATGCCAAATTACACACCGCTGTTTCTTCCTTATTGGATACTTCTAGAATCTCACAACACAAATTTGAGCTTTTAATTACCCCAATATTCTTTTGATTACTGCGTTTATTGCATTGGTCCTTGTAAAGCATGTATGGTGTTCCAGTTTCAGTTTGTGATTTGATAATAGCCTTCCAGATAGTCATGGCTGACACTGTTTGTGTTGCCAAACCTTCATTTTCATATTTTTCATAGAGAGCATCAAATTCTTCACCATATACTTCATTTAGACCCTTTGCGACATTGGGGCAGAAGAGAGACCAATGACTGTCTTCTTCAACTCGTCGCATGAATAGGTCAGGAATCCACATGGCTGTAAATAAATCACGGCATCTAGCCTCTTCATCCCCTTGGTTGAGGCGTAATTCAAGAAAGTCAAGAACATCCGCGTGCCAAGGTTCTAAATATACTGCAATAGAACCCTTTCTACGACCAGCTTGATCGACGTGGCGAGCAGTAGCATTATATACCCTTAACATTGGTATAATACCAGATGAATTACCATTAGTTCCCTTGATATGCGAATTTTTAGCTCTTACATCTGATATATGAACTCCGATTCCCCCAGCCCATTTACTGATACGAGCACACTCTTTTACAGTGTCATAAATTCCATCAATTGAGTCACCTTTAGATGAAATAAGGAAGCAAGAGGACATTTGTGGTCTCAAAGTCCCAGAGTTGAAAAGTGTGGGAGTTGCATGAACAAACAAACCACGAGACATATGATCGTATGTTTCAATAGCCTTTTCAACATCTGAACCATGAATACCCAGGGCAACTCTCATGTACATGTATTGTGGTGTTTCCTTGATTATACCATTTACACGAGTTAAATATGCCTTTTCAAGAGTTTTTAGACCAAAGAAACCAAAGTCATTATCTCGTTCTGGGACAATTGAATCAGAAACTTTAGCAGAGTTATTGAAAACATCTTCAGGTGACAATGTTATTGTCATAAAGTTCTTTCATTGCTTCAGTGAAACATTTTGGAGCAGTTTTTTGAATATTACTCGCGACGATACGTGTGGCTAATATTTCATAGTCGGGGTCAGTTGTTATCATACCGATCGCAATTTCTGATGTCAAAACATCAATTTCCTGTGTATGAATACCGTCATACATTTGGGCGGCAACCTGTTGTGCGATCTTGTCTGGTGATACAGTGTTAGATAATCCCTGAGATAAGTTTGAAATACGAGCGGTGACTTTATCAAATTTCATTTCAACATTTTCTCCTGAGCGCTTGGTGACCTTCATTGGATAAAAATAGTATTTATTTTTTAAATATACAATCACCACTGCGAACAGCTACTGGCTTTCCGCCACATTCTTCTTTACGGTTTGGTTGTAGTAAATATGTGTTCACATTGTATTTACCATCTTGCCCCCCTCGTTGTGTTGGGGCATAAGAAGCCTTAAAGCACCCAGGAGGAGAACATTTTGGACCCAAATCAATGTGTTGTTTCTTTTCAGCAAAAACTTTATCAAAGTCAGCACCTTGCAACATTATTTATTATTACTATATTTTTTTTTCCCACCTTAAATTAAATGTATATCAATACTCTGAAACAAAGTGAGACCCCTCTGAATAAACTTTTCTTCTCGGAGTTCAATACAAATTTAATCCAGCGTGGCATAAGACAACATGTCAAAAATAAAAGTGGAATTGCAATTGACTATCAAAACATAAACGATGTTTTTGTTATTATGAGAACTGTTTTTATTAATAACTCTGGGGATCCATACGAAAACATTGAGGCTCAAGTTCGTATGATGAACGAACAAGTTTTGGAAGCCGCGTACGACCAAATCCAAACAGGTTTGAACCAATATATATCCTATAATGCACAATTGGATGTATTACAAACCCCCCTCGCTAAACCAATGAGTACCTCAACAACTGGGTTGAAAATTGACGATGCCAAAGATAATATTGGTATAAAGTTTTAGATCTATAAAAATATAAGATGACAACTTCTTTGAATTATTATAAGGATGAAACTAAAAAAGTATGTAAAACCAAGGGTTGGGATAGGGTTAATATAGACAAGGTATGGTTGTTATTGTCTGAAGAATTTGGCGAACTTGCGTCAGCTATTAGACAACACCAAAGAACATTCAAAAAAACAGGTTTAAAAAAGGACAGAGGAACAGATGTGACAATGGAATTGGGAGATGTATTCAGTTATTTATTTCAATTAGCACATATGTTAAATATTGATTTAGATGAAATGTGGGAACTTCATAAAAACAAAATGGTCACCAAGAGATACGATAAAAAATCTAACGCTAATACAAAGGAAGATGAGTAAGCATATGATTTCAGACCAGAATACTATAAATGACATCAACCCTTTTGTGTTGATTGATTTTTCACTTCCTGGTTCCGCTGGAAAACCATATCAATTTTCAAAATATCAAAAACCTATTGAAACAGTAGAGAAAGAGGAACCAAGCGTCGCTTGTAGGTTACATCGTAAAGTAGGAGGTGCCAATTTCTGCGAGGATCCCCAAGCAAATTGCCCCATGTCTAGACTTGTGCTCCCAGAGCGAGTAATTCAGTATGAAGACGGTTCCGTCAATACTGATTTATGCGCCGATAATGGAAGCATAGCAAAAAAAGAACAAGAAGAAAAAGATAGAAGGCGTTTTATCAACAGATTGTTGTTAGTTCTTCTATTTATTGTCCTTGTATATCTTTTAATACTTTAAACATTTTAATGAGACGTTTAGAACTATCTGCGCGCTCAATTAAATCTGGTAAATGTTCTTCACAGAGTGAATTTAATAAACTCACCTGCCAAGAACTATCCGAATCGATGAATGGGGGAACAAAAGTGGGCTCAATGATTTTAGATGTGTGTATAACCCTAACTTTTGTATGGAAATCTGGGTCGTCTTTGACAATGTTTTCAAGCGCGATGTTTGCCAAGCGACGTTTAACCTCGAGGGTTTGTTTAACCATAGTTGAAAGAAATTGCTCATATGGAATGGTTGATTTTTTGAAGGAAAGCTTTTGCCAATCACCAATTGGCTCTGTCAAGAAATAATCAACAAATCTCTTGTAACCTTTATCACTTTCTTCATATTCACCTACATATCGGATGTACTCAAGTTCGACATGAGTGTGTCCGTCGTCAATGTCGGTTACGACAAGGGCTTTCTTTATAAACGAGAGACTCATGTATTTATAAGTTGAAGTTTCTCTTTAAACCTATTCATGTCACGCTCTATTTCAGTTTGGGTATTAGGGCAATCATGCATTTCACAATACGAGCATAACACACATAATTTAAGAGGACATTCATCACACTTTTTAACAGAAGATTTTCTCTTACAATTATCACAAGTAGTCATTAAATTAATAAATGTTTTTTCATTACCTAAGTTTGTCGCATCCTTTATATCCTTAACTCACACTTGTCTCTCTACATGTATCACAACATCTCAAACAATACCTTTTCTTATCTTCTCACCCTTGACGAATTCAGAGAAAGGTACCCCGATGAAATCAAACCATCCTGGATAAAAATTACTACTATCACTATGGTTTCAAAGTATATGAATGATATTGATATTCCCAAACTCAAAGAAATTTTCAAAAACAAAGTTGTCAATCTCAACATGGAAAACTCAAATGAAAAAGATACATTCAAATGGAGAATGAAACCAACAACTTTTTACAACCAAATTACACTTGTTTACATTGATGATTTCAGCACAAAGTCAATCAAAGTTTTCCCAAATGGCAGTTTACAAGTTGCTGGGTGCAGTGACCTCTTTGATTGCAAAAGAATCATCTCTGAACTTTGCACTCTCTTTGAAAAATACTTGGGAACGACTTCTGTTGCACCGATTGACACTTTCAGAGTTGTCATGGTCAACTCAAACTATTCTCTCAACTACAACATCAACTTATTGGAAACCGTGGCTCAGTTTGAAAAATACCCAGACATCTTCAAAGTTTCTTTTGAACCGGACAGATATTCTGCCGTCAAAATTAAGTTCAAACCCGCAGAAGAAATGAAAGAAATTACCGTCAGTATTTTCGGAACTGGAAAAATTATTATCACTGGTGCAGAAACTCTCAAAGAAATTGTTTTTGCTTACAACATCATTAATGAAAATATCAATGAAAACCCAAACATTCGTGTATCCAAGTCCAATACAAAAGAATTGTTTGACACTTTCATCGGATACAATGTAAAAGATTTGGTCAGTATCTTGAAAAAGAGAAATTTCAAATCTTGGCTCGCCACTGGAAATAATCTTCAAATTAATTTCTAGATACATAATAAATGTCTCAGCGCATGGGTCAAGCCGATGGGAGGTGCTTTACATTTGCCACCTCCGCCCAACTCTTGAATAATTACATCATGAATAAGAACAACATTGCGTATGCTGACAATTATTCTTACAGGAAATTGTTGCAAACCCAAGGTCCAGGTGTCTTGAGGGACACCCAAGATTCTCAAAAGATCCGCTCATCAAACCGTATCACAGTGTGCGACAAGCCACTTTTAAATGTGTCAAATATTTACTAATTCTTTTGAACCAGTAAATTAAGATGACACCCTGTTGTTCCATATGTCTTGGAGAAGTCAGGGAAACTCGGTCGAATAAACCCACAAGATGTGGTCATTTATTCCACGGAGAATGTCTCAAGAAATGGAAAGAAAAGGGAAAGAATTCATGTCCCTTATGTAGAAAACTTATAGATGTATCCACATATAATGTAACTATAAGAATTGAAAATAATATAACAGGACTAACAAGTCAATCTAATATAAATCCAGAACTTTTAGACAACATTGTAGATATGTTTGAAATAGGATTAGAGTTTGAAGATAGGATTGACATTGAATCCCTTTTTGCGGACATTGGAGCTATTCTTTCCAATGACCACTCCCTTGTTCTTGACACAGAAGCTACTACAGTATAGCTTATAATCCAAACCAGGGTAATTACGAGAAGAAAATCTAGGGTCAACAATACGCTTCCCCTTTGCATCCTCAAGCAATGGTCCAGTAGCCCAACCACGCTTATGAGCAAAACCATTCGCCTTAAACTTCATCACCTTTCCAGGCTTCAATGGTCCAGTCTTCTTCACCCTAGACACTGGAACATTAAAGAACTTTGCAATCTTCTCGTATGTATCACCTTTCTTTGGTTTATATTCAACAGAACCATATTGTCTGTAAAAATGGAAATCACCACTATTGAATAAGTTTCGTCCAGAAGAGGGAGCAACAAACATCATCGCCTTGAAAAAAGCCTGGATTACATTTCATTTCAGCCTTGGTTCTATACACAGATGAAGGATTATTTGATTTAACACCAACTGGTAATTTACCACAAGCCTTAATTGGTCCATAGTTATTGTTTCTCATACCACTCTTGTTTCCAGGGGAACTCTTTTGAGTTCGGAAATTTGAATAGTCATTAAACGCATAATCATAACAATTATTTGAACGAATACCCTTTTTACTCCCCCATTTCTTTTCAGTATAAACTGGTTCAGAACCACTCAAAGGAAGTCCCTTAACTTTACGACCTATAGTCCTTTCTAGTAGAAGTTGGTTTAGTTTTTTTATTTTATTTTTATTTTATTATTATTGTTATTGTTATTGTTGTAGGCTTAGCTTTTGCCATCTTACCATTTACCCAGAAAAAAATCTATAGACATTATAAATGATTAAGGATCTCGTGAAGACCAAGAACGCTTCTGATGCCCTCACCGAAATTTTGATTTTGTTGATCTCCATCCTCATCAGCACCCTCATCCTTCGCCTCCTTTGGAACAATGCGTTGGTTAAGCACGTCTCTGTCTTGAAGCCAATCAAGAGCTTCGTTGATGCGCTCCTTCTCTCCATCGCGCTCACTGTTCTCCGAGGTGTTTAAATAATTTATCACCCCCAAAAAGTATAAAATATATATGTTAAGATTAATTCAAAAATCTTAAGATATTATTATATAAAAGGATTATTATCACGAACAATGAATCCATTCCTTTCTAAACTATCTGAAAGTTCAGATGCATATTCCCAATCACCCATATCCATTGCTCGCTGATAACATAAACGCATCCTAGCAATTGAAGGCGTCATTTTAGTATGACACGGGTTTATCACTTCTATATTTTTATGCTTATAAATATCTTCATATACAACTTTTCTTATGTGAAAACGTTTATAAGAATACAATTTTTGGTTGTAATTCATTTTACCTATTTCATACTAGTCTCATAACTTTAAACCTCAGTGTATCCCACTTTCTTGGTTCCATCTGGGAACTTTATACCTGGGTATCCTGGCAAATCCTTGCACTTTTCAGGTTCCTTTTCACAATCCACAAATTCATATGGAATATTCTTTTGCTTCATGTAGTCAAGTTGTTTCCTAGTCCAGGAACATGACATTGTCCCGTAGACAATATACTTATCTTCTTCCTTTTCAACTTTTTTATTCTTTGGGGAAGGTTTGGGCTTTGTGCTATTTGGAGCCTTCCATAAAATATATCCATTCACCGCAACCAAAAGGAGAACTGGAAACATAATTATACTTTATTTATATATTTTTTTTTCAAGGCATCACACATTTGTTTTATAGTTTTACCTTTATAAACCATACCCTTCGTCTGTAAAATTTTTTCAAGCTCACCCTTTTTATAACGACGACACTTACGACCCTTAATAGCTATTTCACCGTCCTTGTCTTTTGTAAATGGAATATACACCATCTTTTTACCATTAGCCAAAGCATTTGTTTTTTGTGCTTCTTTTTGTTTCTTTTTGAATTCTTTAATTCTTCTAGATAAACTTGTACTTTCCAAACATTTTTTCATTGATATCTTATTTTGTTTATCACAATTACTTTGAAGTTTTTGTGATTCTTTATTAAGATGAGTAATTTTCAAACTCTTTTTAGTTGGTCCCTTGGGTTGTTTTTTCTGTTTCCCTGCAACAGCTTTTTCTTTATAAATAGTTGTTGGTTGGGGTTGGGTATTAATTAGAGACATCAACGCCAATTCAACTTTTGTATGTGTCTTCTTTTTCAAAAAGTATGGGTTTTTGAGAACAGTTTCAATTGTAGGCAATCTATGTTTAATACCCGCACGAAGACGATGGTTCTTCACAAATGCAGTTTCTTTACCAATGTATTGAATTGGTAAAACTTCTGTAATCATACGAGCACATTCTGCAAATGCCACATTTCTACCAAATTCCATATACAAAGAATTCAATAAAAAGTGAAAATCATATAATGGATGAGAATCTTTAACAATACCATAATCTAAAAAGTCTCTTTGATGTCTTCTTTGTTGCATGTTTGGTAACACATCACTATCAGCAAAAGCAAAATCATGAATGTAAGATATAAGACCCAAGTTTTCTTTTAGAATTTTAGTCTTACCAATCACCATACTACTATAACCACCCCTTTTACCTCTCTTTGAAACCAAAACATTACCTGGGTGGAGATCATAGTGTCTGAAATTTTTTATACTTTTTTGCATTTCATATAAATTACCAATAACTTGGGTCAAAATATTTTTTATAGCCTTGACAAAAACAAGATTAGATTTTGTATTTTTATTATCCAAAAGTTCATGTAAAAAGTTTCTTAAATCTCCCCCATCTGCGTATTCATAATAAATCATATTCTTCTTGTCGTATGAATCATCACAATAACGAAGGGCGTAGGGACGAGGGACTTTATAATCCCTTTTGTATAACATTTTCAATGTTGTGTATTCATGGAGTAAATCATCATCTTTACCCTTGGCAGTTTTGACAGCAAAATACTTATCATCACCTGCTTCATAAACACGAATAGTTCCATATACACCTGAACCAATACTCAAGTTTCCTTTGGAACCTACTTTTGAATTTCCTAAGAGTTTTTTAGAAACAGCGAGGGGATCACAGGGATTTACATATTGAGCGTTAAGAATGTTTGAAATTTGAGATGCAATTACATTTCTATTTTTTTGCAAAGATGCATAGTTATTTTCTACGATATTCTTTGAACTCATCTTAGTATAGGAGAGGAAAATTATTCTTCATACTCCTCATTTTCATCAATGAATTCATCTTCAGCCTGAGCTTCACTGGCGCCATCAACACCAACAAAGGCAAAAGAAGGAAGCTTGGCAGATGGCTCCAAAAGCGCCTGTTGGAGACGCACAGTGACACCAAACTTGTTGTCAATAAACCAAATTTGAACCATATCAACAATACAAGTGACCTTGGAACCCTTGGAAATAGTGTCAAGTCCAACTTGTTCTCGGTTCGTGTTGTAAGTTTCAGGGACAAATTCACCCTTGTCATTAGCCAAAATCTTGAGCTTAATAGTATCAGGGTAGGGTTCCTTACCTTGGCGAACCAAGGGCTTGTAGAGGGCTTCACGGCAAACAGTTTCATTGAACTTCTTACCAAGCCACTCCTTTGAGTTTTCTACTACAGTTTTGATAATAAGGTCATCAAGTTGCGTAAGTTTTTCACGGAGTTCCATTGCATCGTTGTTGTCGGTGTCAAGGGAAAGATCGAGAGAATACGAGGTTTTACCAGAGCTTTCATCGGTGTAAGTGCTCAAGCCATAAGGAGAACGAAGCTTGGGAAGCTGAAGGTAAAGCTTCTTATCCGAAACATTCAGATAGACAGCCTTACCGCCGTTCTTGTTTTTACGGAGCTTGGAAAAGCCCACAGCTTCAATGTTAAAGTTCTTGTGATGAGTAATTTGTAGCGCCATGGTTGAGTGTGTGTTATATCTATACTAGGTGGATTGACTTTAAGTGTCTTATTTTTTTCTCAATCTAGACTATACAGAATGGGTCTCTTTAAGGACTGTGGCTGTGGTTGCAAAGGCCAAAAGCAACAACAAAAATTTATGGCTTCCCTATTGGGTGCTCTTATATTCTATGTGATGGCGAGCCCAGAAGCTTTCCGTCTTGTGCGAAGCATTGTCGGTAAGTGGGTTGCTACTCCAAATGGATCTCCATCTCCAGGGGGTCTCCTCCTTCATACCCTAGTTTTCCTTCTCATTGTTTGGGGGACTATGAATATCAAGGCGGAATACATGGAAGCTGAGCAAGAAGTTGAAGAAGAAGTTGAAGAAGAAGTTGAAGAAGAAGAAGTTATTGAGGAACTTGTTGGGGAAGTTGAAGAAGAACCAGTTTCAATTGATGACGACGAAGAAGGCGACGAAGAAACAGAGGAAATGTCCGAAGATGCGGACGAAGAAATTGGCGGAGGCGAAACAAGCCCAGAACCAGCGTCTCTCCTCGACGACGACGCGGATGCTACTATCATGGAATCCATGCCAGTGGAAGGAACTTCCCTTACAATGTCTTCTCCAGAAGGTGAAATCATTGATTCTTGCACTTTGTCATCTGGTAAAAAACTTGTTATTAGACAGTAAGAAAGATGGCTAAAACAATTGAACCATTTCCATCAATTTTCATTGGTAATTTTATATTGTTTGTTGTAATCGCATATGTAGGAATTGTTCTTAAATTGATTTTTGTAGACAAAAAACCTTTTGAAAAGGCTGTAGTTTTCTTTCTAGAACAATCAAAACCATTGCAAAAACAGGACACAGAAATACCAATTGATGAAACATTAAATTGTTCTATTAGGGATCAACCAGCTTATGATTTTGAAGGAAATGAATTTCAAGATGTAAGAAATGTTAAATGTGCGGAATGTCATAATTATGTTTATAAACAAGGGGAACAATGTTTTCCTTATAAACACAACAGTGATGAGGGATATTGTGAAGTAAATACAG